GGAAATCTTCCCACTCTCCCAGTAAAGAGAGCCGTCAAACAAGCTGAGCACTGAATTCAAAACTTCCAATGTGTTCATGCGCTCCTTGATATGAACAGAGCAATGATACAAAGGCTCTAGCCCTCCGTATCCATCAGAAGCTCCTACGAACAGTCCATCATCATCTACGTCGTCACAATACCTAGCCGCTTCGTAGAATGAGAACATGTCAATGTCTTCCATCGTAATGTAAGCCCCTAGCCCGTATCGAGGGCTAGTAAGCAAGTCAAGCGCAATCCAAACTGGGTTGTCCGTCCATTGCTTGATGAGAGTCTTGTAATCCCACGTGTCTTTATAGACCGTCAGAGTTTCAATTGTCTTTGGTTTGTTCGCTGCTACCTTATATCGTCTTCTGTCGTAGATCTTGCCCCCAGAGGTGATAAGAGGTCGATAATTGTTAGGTGTAAACACCTTCATCAACCGAACGTGGTAGTTTCTCTTAGGTACTTGAGTGAAAATCTTAGAGTCGCCCTTGATAGCTCCTAATGCACACAACGGATACTTGACGAAAACAGGCGTGTACTCTGTAACCTTAGAAATACCAATGTTTCTCTTGATGAGCGTTGAATAAGTTTCTGGCGTCTTTCTCTTGAATCGGATAAATTTGTATTCAGTATCGCTCCCATCCCATCCACTAGGGAAATCAAACGTCTGCATGTTCCCTTGTAAAACACCATAGAACGTTTTACTTGGATTCGTGTTGTAGTTGTTTAAGCCGAAGTCGATGTAAGATGTCGATTGAGCATACCCCCAAATAGTAAAATTCTTAGAGCCTCGGAGTTGTTCAACGCCACTTGTAGTTAATCTTCCCCATTCAACCGTAAATTCTACAATAGTCCCGTAAGTTTCACCTGCTTTGTAAACAGAATCGCTGGATGTTACGTGTAACTTCCCAGACCACCAGTCTGTTTCAAAAACAGGCCCATCCTGGTAACCGTGTTCTGTATCTACGCACGCCGTATCATAAAGAGAACTAACGCCAAGAGTGAATGAAAAATATCTACAACTCTTGTCTTTAATTGTATATGTTTCCCAAAGGGCCTCTAATCCAGAATGAGAAACGGATTCGTCCGCCCAATAAGAATAGTTAGTCCCCTTTGATGTAGAGTTAGCAAGTTTTACAGCAGGACGGTTGTCTACAGAGCTTTTGCCGTATTTCGCTAAGTTTTCTCCTGTGTTATAGACATAAGGTCCATATAAGGTCTTGCTAATAGAATATTCCATCGACGGACGGTTAATCGTAGAAATATACGACTGATCGGAATACCCTAACCTAGCATCGGCTTTTACTCGTTGGTAATTGTAGCTGCCATTGCCGTTTCTAATCGGGCTTTCATCCAAATAAACAGACTTGAAAAAAGAGCCATCTGACACGTAAGTCTGATATCCTTGCTCGTCGACAAATCCTTGAATAGGTCCTTCGGATATGAGGTCCAGAGACTGGAACGTCATATTGTTGATAATTGCGTCTCCAGAAGTAACGCTAGGAGGCGTCAAATAAGCAGGGTCAACAGTACCACTACTGCCACCTTTACCCTTGCTTCCTCGAATAAGAGATTTAAATTCAAAATGCTTCATCTACCAGAAAGGTTAAGGTGCGAAGTAATATCAGCGTTACCTCTAATAGAATCAAGGCATTGAAAGATAGACACAGGAGAAACTAAGCACTTCCCATACCCAATAGGAATAGGTGTGCCGTTAGCATCTGGGTTTTCTCCTCCCAAATTTGTTGACGCAGAACCTGCAGAGGTAGGAGAACTTGTATCAACGCTTTGCGCACTTGGTTTTGCTAGCAACGACCCAATAGTCAAGAGAGACGCACCAATAAGCCCCCATGTTCCAGAGGTAACGCCAAGAATTGCCGTATCAGCAATTATCCCTGCAACACTCACAGCTAAAGCTACTACGCCTAGAATTGTGAAAAATTTACTCCAGAAACTCTTTGCACCACAAAGTATAGGTAGAATTTTGTATTTCCCTTTATCCTTAACTAAGATATAGTCCATGCCTTTTTCAGACAAGGTAATTACAGTTTCCTTAAATCCTCTTAGTTTAGAGCAAAGCTCTTTTAGAATGTCTTTTGCTTCGTGAAAATGCGTCTCTTGGTCCCCAAATTCTTTGCCAAGCATTCCATCTATCTCAATAATCATTTACTTAAATGTTCTTTTAGTTCTTTTAATCCTTTTAGATAAATGTACTTCTTGTCTACAGTTTTAGGAGCAAGAAGGGAAAAATCGTCGGAATGAACGCCGTAAATCAAGAACGGCAAGCAACTGTTTTTACAAGCTGCTCTGTCGTTATCTGAAGGCTCTTCTGTTTGAGGGTGGCTATGGAAAATAGCAATAATTTTATACTTCGAGATAAACTCGATATGGTCGTAAGGGTTGATGAGAAAGCTCTCCTCTGGCTTGTCGCTTTTGTTGTCGCATCCTGCCATGACAAAAGCTTTTTCTTTAGGAGAGTATCCTAAGAACCCACAACTTTCTAAAACCGCCAAATCTTTGCAAAAGTCTTTTACTTCAGCCAAAGCCTCTTCTATCGTATCGCAAAAACTAAAGATCTTCATTATGCGTATTTAGTTCCGTTAATACCTGGGAATCCACCAAAAGGCAAGGGGTAATTGATTTGCTTGTCAGAATATAGTTCTGCTTCTGTGTTCCCGAATCTTTTTCTACAATCGTCTAACGTTTTTCCGCAACAGTCAGTAAGCCAATAATCTGTGTTCTTTCCTGGCTCTCTAACGTTTAAAGCGTTGTTCGCTTTGATGCAAACATAGTAAGTCCTTAGCGCAACCATATCGGTGTTTGCTCCATCAATTACGTATTCTGGCTCGCTATTAGTCAGAGTCTCGCAATAAGTCTTCTCTGATGATACGTAACAGCAATCTCCGATCTTATAGGAAGAAGTCGGATCGTATTCTAGGATAGCAACAGGGCTAGAAACTCTTAGTTTTACATCGTAGTAGGTTTTCGATTTAGAATTTTTATACTGAAACCAATCTCCGTTTTTGTCTGAAATCGGTAATCCAGAGTACCTACAACCATCGCCTCGATAATCGAACGAGCAAAACTTGCAAGACAATCTTCTAGCAGGAGTGTATGCTGTTTCTACGTCGAATACAGAGGAAAGCTCGAACTCTACATAGTACTTGTTTTCTGACGTCTTCTGATAAATAACCCACGCAGAGTCTTCAATGAGAGCAAATGGGTTTGGGATGCCGAATGGGTTTTCTCCTCCTGCAAAATTCTCTCCGTCAAGGAATCGCAAAAAGACTCTCTTTCTTCTAAGTCGTGCGTCCTTCAAGTCGTTATAGGAGCGCATGATTGTAGAGATAAATCGGTGGTAGGAAAGATACCCTGTTCCTTCTTCTCCTTCGTTGGGATTTCTGAATTTGTTGACGACGTTAGAAATTCGGAATTTAGGTCTGGGGAATTTGTTGCCAATACTCGCTTCAAATCCTTCGTCTTCGCAAGGAATAGGGAAGTAATATTCCCCATCGTAAATAAGCTCTTTCGAGAAGGGAAAGCCTGTTAGCTTGCCATCTTTTGCCTGTTCGACGTTTCCAGGAAAGAATCTATAAGTTGTTTCTCCGTAGGACAAAGTGTACAGAGTAATAATCGCCGACGGCTCAAAGGACATCAACTCCGTAAAATTGTCGTGATACCCCTGTAGGAACTCGGAGGGGTCGTCTCCTACAGTTTCTGGTACATATCTTTGAATCGCCATCTCTAATAGTCTTACACACGGTACACTTTTTACAGAGAGGCACTCAAGAAAAAAACACCCCCTAAGAAATTTTCCTAGAGGGTGAGTCCACAATCAGAAGCTTTCGTCGTATAAAGCGTCTCGAAGGTCTTCTTCTAACTCGGCAATCGAGTCTTCAAAGAGGCATCCAATCTCATCTCTTAGATCTTCCACAGATACAAAGAGTTCGCAAGAATCAATGCCGTCTTCCTCAGCTTTCTCGACAATATCGTCTAGGCGTCCATAAGCTTGACTAATTAAGCGAATGGCTTCCCAAATTTCGTCACAAGCTTCTTTCTCTAGTCTGTTCATGTTGTGCATTTTGTGTTGTTGTTGGCGACCACCTCGCTAAGATATATTAGGTGGTGATACTATATAGACTACAAAATCGCAAATTTGTTCTCGCTTTTTTTTAGAAAGTATATAATGTCTTTTGCTGTGAAAGGGAAATATAATGTTACCTCTATTCATTTCTTAGACGACCCTGTCGCAGGAGAAAAGATGAAAGCCATTGTAATAGATAGGTTTTCAAAAATGGAATTAAGCCTCCAGAACCTTTCTCTTCGGCAAAAAATTACAGCTGTTACCGACCCTATAGATTCTTCTCTCAAAAATGACGGTAGAACAAAAACAGTTGTAGTCGATGTTGTTGACGAACTAGGCAATAAAGAATTTTGGTTTATGCCGTTTAGAATGACTTCTTTCAGAGATACTCCTTCTATTTACGTAGAGTATATGTTTTTTTCAAAAGACGACCCTTTCGCTACGTTAGAATTTACTCGTATAGGAGCGGCTTATGCCTCTAGGGAACTAGGGGTGAAATACGCAGTCTTCGATCTCATTAAAAGAGACCAACAAAATTTGTACTTAAGATTCTTAAAAAGACTCGGCATTGACGACCTTAAGGTAGGAGGCAAAGATGTCGGTTGTGTAGATATGACAAAATGGATTCCGTTGCTTTCTTGCTACTAACTTCGAGTGGGTTTACTAAGCCTAACTTGTGGAGAAAATTCTTTGACGAATCAGACGAACGGTGGAATCTCTATGTCCACCAAAAAGAAAAATCTTTCATTCCCTGGATTGACAATAGGGTAATTGAAAAACACTTTGAAACAGACTGGAGTGAGCTGTCTCTAGTTAAGGCAACGAACGCTCTGTTAGAAGAAGCTTTTAAGAATAAGAACAATAAAATTTTCGTTCTCCTAAGCGAATCTCACTGCCCTCTCTACAATATCACAAAAACAATTGATATCCTACAATCGATGAAGCTCCCTGCTTTCTCGATTGAAAACGCACGTGAGAACTTAGAATTCCGTTGGATGCGCTCTCATTTCAAAACTGTAAAAGGCTTCAGCAAAGCTAATTTCGCCCTCGCCTCTCAATGGTGGATAATGGATAGAGATACGGCTCATTTCTTCGTTTCTAACGCCCAAGAACTAGAAAAAAGATGTAGGTTGGTATTCTTCTCTGACGAACACTACTACATTTCATTCTTGAAGGAAGCTCTTCTACCGTATGAGAGAAAGACTACCACTCACGTCACTTGGGTAGAGACGCCTGAAAAGTACAAGCATCTTGTCCCACGCCTGAAGCCTAGAACTTATTTCCATATCCGCAACGCTTACATCAGAGCATTAAGGAATCACGGATATCTCTTTTTCCGTAAAGTCCACGAACGGTGCGAAGTCGATTCCGACTACATTCTCTCTCCTTACTGTAATTAAGAGAGTATGGAAAACGTTATCAATTTCTTCCTTACGAACTGGGAAGCTACTATTCTTCCAATCGCTCTCGTTCTTATCGCCATCGCTTCTATCATTGTTAAGAAGACGACTACAACAAAGGATGATGAGATCGTAGACGAAGTTCAACAAGCTGTCGAAGCTATCGACAAGGCTGTCAAGAGTTACAAGGAAAAGCAAGAAGAAAAGAAAGATGATTCAACTGCTGAATAATCTTTTGCTCGTTGCTTTAGAGTACCTTAGACTTAAAAACAAAACAACGCTCTACACGCAAATCGACGCTTACGAAAATGAAAAATACGAACTCATCTCGAAGCTTGAAAGCTTGCGTGATGCTGGCTCTAGCTCTGATACTTGCAAGTTGCTCAGAAACCGCATCGTCAGTCTCAATGAAAGACTTGAATATCTATCAGCCCACCTTGCTGAAACTTCAACAGGGAGTGACGATTCAGACGGAGGAGGGGAAGTACACTCCGCAGACTGATGAGATCTGGTATTCCGAAAAAGAATTCAGAGAACTAGAAAGAACCATCTATTACAAATAAAAAAAGGAGAGGCTTACGCCTCTCCTTTCTCTTTAGCTTCCTTCTGGATGACCGAATTGAGCTTCCTACAAATATCCGACGAGATTGATTCATAGGAGGTAGCGAAGAGAACGCTCTCGTCGATTCCGTATTGCTCGATTCTTGGCTTCACCCAGCAATTCAAAAACTCCTCGATAGTGTCTACCTGCAGAATCTTTGAAACGTTGGCTTCTAAAGATTTGTTTGCTCGAATTTCTTTGGCGGTTTTACTCTTGGATTGAATCTGCTCGGCTTCTTTCTTTACCGATGATTCATCCAATTCTTCTTCACAGACGGAGAAAATTCCGAAGTAGTCTCGCACCGCACGTGCAAAAGCTCGGTTGGATGCAATTGCTTCTTTGAATCTTACAGCGAAGCCGTGAGTATTATCCTTGTTTGAGGAAGCGACTCCCTCGGTTGTAGTTCCACACATGTTATTATAAGGTGTAGGACTCCACTGAATACTACATTTCGCAACGCAGTTAGACTCATCTGTAAAGGGAATTTCGTAACTGATAGACGTGTAACCGTGGCGTGTCGCCAAATCTTTTAGACCGATCAGGCGAACGACGACTCCATCGTCTTCAGCATCTTTTACACTTTCAGGGATTGCAATCCCTCGCTTGTTGTAAAACCCTTCGTTGATGTACAGAAATTTTTCATTGATAAGGGAACGCCAATTAGGCAATTCCCTTTCTCTCTTCACAAACCAAGAGGCGTCGAGGCTCTCTTCTTGAGGCTGTTCTTCTTCAGGAGTTTCCTCTTCTGGTTGTGGCTCTTCCGTTGCTTCTACAACTTCTGGAACGACCTCTTCTTCTGGTTGAGGCTCAGGAGTTTCAATGACAACTTCTGTAAATCCTTCGAGCGTAAAATTCTCAATATCCTGGGTTGTATCCCCAGCCTTGTTGGTCTTGGATTTGGGCTTCTGGGTAGGCTTCCTGGGCATAGGACTGTTGTGGTTGATTTCTGGAAGATTCAAACATCTTCTGTTGGTCCTCTATAACTTTCTTGGCGTGCAAAGTCAATACATATTTGAAGAACTCTCTCAGCACGACTGCTTCGTTTTCTTCGATGGAAATCCAGAATTTGATTTCTTTTGAGCGTGTCACACCCAAGGAAAAGAACTTGCCAATCGGTTGGTTGGTGTTGCGGTCTACCTTGTCTTTGACGCTTAAGTTGATTCCGATGCTACCGTTCGTTCCCATGTGAACGGTACTGAAATTTGTGCGTCGTTCAAAGCAGTTGATGATACTGCCAAGCTCGAACATACTTAGCTTTACTGCAATGAATTTTGCAGGGTCTTTTCTGTCTTGCTTGAAGCTTCCCTTCTTGTTGACGGAATCCCAGTTTGACTGCTTAATCATTTCCAAGAATACCATGTCCGTTGTAGGGTGGTACTTGAAAAATGCGGCGTGTCCAGAGTTTGAGCCATTTGGCTTGAATATGTTAATCATCGTTCTCTTCTTTCTTTTGTTTTTGTTCTCCTATCTTGTCGCAGATGATACAAAATTCAGAGAACATTTTCTCAAATTTAGGTGAGATCTTAAAAATCCCTCTTCTAATAGACTCTATCTTCTGCTTGAGCATCATAGAGCGTATAGAAACATTATTGCCTATCAGAGTCTCAATTGACAAGGATAAGTACTCCTCAACGTATCTCCAAAACTGAAGCACCTGGAAGTAGTTAAGGTACTCGATAGAAAGTTCCTCCATCTCCTTCGCTACTTCAGGAATCATTTTCTTCATCATTGAAAAGAAAATTTTCTCTATGCGAGGCTTTTCTGAAAACAGCCTGTTCTCGATAATCAGGTTGTAAAAGTCGTACAGAGGATTCCCTACAAAGCACCCTGTCCAATTGTTGATGTAAACACCTGGTGCGTTGATATCGTCACCACCAAACCCCATGATGTTAAATGGATTTAGGTCGCTATTAACAATGCAGTCCAAGTTGTACTGAGAAGCCTTAGCTGTTAGTTCTAGCCTTAACTCTTCAAAACTATCTTCAAACTTTTTTACGTTGAAGATTTTGTTGAATTTCTCGGCCGCTTCTTCTCCAAAAGTTCCTCTAAGATTTCCAACACAACTCGTGATTGTCGTCTCTCTAGGAATGAATTTTAATGAAGAAATATCTGTCGCATAAATCTTTCCTAGTGCCATGAAAAATTCTTCCACAGCTTCGTCGTGAGAGAACATTTCGTGGATTCCAAGATTGAACAAATCTACTCCATCAATCTTCTTCGTTAGCGTGGCAATACCATCGTCTGAAAAGAATCTTACTGGATGAAGTGCCATTGCGTAAGGAACTGCTCCTGTGTTAGCAAGCTTCTTTAGGACGTCGTACTCCTTGGACAATGATGCAGAGTCTCCAAAGCTAATTTTCATCACAAACTCTTGGTTGTCCTCTTTCGTGCGGACTTTGTAAGAGTCGTAATTCCAATGGTACTCTAAAGCTTCTACGCCTTCAGATTGAATCTTTACAATAGACCCAGCGTTGATTTGGTCAATGATGTCATTGACTACGTTCTTCTCTGAGGAACTAATCTCTGGTGGGGTCCACAAATATAGATTTCCTTCGACTTCACTCATTTTATCTTGTCCTTGATGAGGTCTAAAACTTTAGCGGATCTGTTGACGCCAAAACCAACCATTGAGCTGTTGTCTGGTGGAACTACCTTTGAGACAATGAAGTCTAGGAAATTCTCCTTGGAAGGCTTGACTTCCTTAATCTTAAGGTATGAGCCGTAAGAGTCAAGTACGTCGATCGATTTATCGGGGAACTTTCTGTTAGGCATCAATTCCTTGCAGACGTAAATGACGTTATCGAGCGTGTCTTTGTCGAACTCGACGCCATGGAATGCCTCGAACTTAACTTTGAGGGCATCCATAATTTTGTTGAGTTGCTCGGCTGTTGGCTCTTTGACTTCCAAGACGGAGAATCGTCGTTCTAGCGCAGAGTCTTTTTTAATGTGGCGTTCGTATTCTTGTTGAGTCGTTGCGCCAATGCAAATGATTTTCCCTCGTGAGAGGTGTGGCTTGAGAGCGTTTGCTAAATCGCAGGAGTCGTCGGATGACTTGCCACCTGCGCCTACAATCATGTGAATTTCGTCGATAAAGAGTACCACGTTTTCGTTTTTGGCGAAGTACTCCATGACTTTGTTCATACGCTCTTCTGCTTGCCCACGGTAAGCTGTACCTGCCATGAGCTTGCAGATGTCCAATGAGAAGATTTTGCACCCCTTTAGGCGTCCTAAATTGCCAATGTTCTTTTGGATGTTATAAGCCAATCCTTCGACCACTGCTGTTTTGCCGACCCCTGCATCGCCTGTGAGAATGCAGTTTGGCTTGGTACGCTTGTTGAGGATGTGAATCAAATCGTCGATCTCTCGTTCTCGGCAAATCGCAGGTGATACGTCCATTTCGGAGACTTCTTCCGTGACGTCGGTAAAGAACCCTAATACGTCTTCATCCGTGATTTCCTTGTTGAGTGGATCTTCCATTGATTGCGCCTTTTGCCTTGATAGATATTCTCTTAGAGCGTCGGGGAGTTCGTCAAAATCATCATCGTCGTCCTCGCCATCGGTATTGATAGCATCGAAGACGGAGACGTCGGTGATTGCTTGGATGTCACCTTCGTAAATCTTGGATACTGACTCTAAGTAACTGACGAACCCATCGACCTCTATGAATTGAGAAAAGTACTTTCTGAACGCCTTGTTCTCCTTGAGCGCATAAAGAATGAAATGGTCTTCGGTGACGTAATCTATCGGATATCCGCATCGGATGTAGTCCATGACAAAATCCGTCACCGCATCGGCCGCTTGTTTGGGCTTATGCCTTCCTGGAAAAACATTCACGTTGTCGCTCCCATCTGGGAAGTCGTCCGTTGATATGTTGTTCTTCTCTAGGAATGATTGTACAAACGAACTTGGGTGGTAAAACAATATCGCTATAAAATTGTTCAACGACCAAGCGTGTCCGCTTCCTTTTTCAACTAGGATATATAGCCTCTTGGAAAATTCGGATACAATCTTAAAAAACCTATCGGAAGGCTGGCCCAATGTTAATTCTGAATCGTCAGGGTTTGCTGGCATCTTCGTCCTTTAGCTCTGAGAACCTCGTATAAATCTTTTCTTCTACAATGGCAAGCGAATTAACGAATATGACGTCATTACTTTTTGAGCCGACAATCGAGATGATGTTGCCCTTGCTTGGTTTTTTGCCACCTTCGTTTAAGTACTTGGTTAAACTTTCCCTTGTGTACGACCTTGTTTTTACGTCCATCATTAAACAAGTTATGTTGCCGTTGTCGTCGTTGATGGAGAATCGCCAATACTTGGAGTTGTTCTTTCGGGATTTGCCTTCGCTGACTTCTTCTCCTACCCATCCAACTACTTTGACTTTGGCGTTGTTGGGTAGCTGTTGGAATTCTATAGAGTCGATAAGTCTGGCGTTGTCTTCCTCGAACAGGTCTTTCACGCTCTGGGAATAGGAGTAGCCTAGTACTTTCTTCTCGTAGAACCAATCCGCAAAATCTGGCATCTTGCTGTTCTGGTCGTAGATTGCTCTAAACTTGAAAATTTTGCCCTGTACAGGCTCGATTCCTCCTCGGAATAAGATTCTACCGTTTGAGTCCACTGAGCCGTTTTTAGCGCATTCTAGGATGATTTGCATGAGGTCTACGTTCGGGTCGGTCTGGTGACGGTACTTGTAGATCGCAAATACAGCTTCTCTCTGGCGTGGCGTAATGGCGTTTATAGTCTGGAGCATGTACACCAAGTAGCATCGTCTCTTCCCATTGAGGAAACTATCAAATAGCCCTGCCTGGGCAAATGAACTTAGCACGCCAATTGATAGACCTGCTCGCTTGGCTGAGGTATAGATGTCGCAAATATCTCTCTGTGTCTCGTTGCGGAAGTTGACTATCTTCTGGAACGTCTGTGAGGATACGCCTTTGATTGAACCTAAGCCGTAGCGAATGTCGTTTCCTTCAATGGAGAAGGCTAGCTCGGAGTTGGCTAAATCTGGTGGTAGGAGTCTAATTCCGAAGTTGGGCAATTCTTGAGTGATTTTCTCAATTTCAGCAAAGGGGTCTGGCTCTGCGGTCGCTTGTTCCAAAAGTGAACAGTAGAATTCCTTCGGAAACCAATACTTTAGATAGACTGTTTCTGCAGCTGTTGCTGCATAGCACAAGCTGTGTGATTTATTGAAAGAGTAGTTTGCCGATTCCTGACATACCTGCCAAAAATACAAAGCCGCTTCTCTGGATACGCCATTCTTCTCTGCGCCTTCCATAATTTTTGACTCGAAGGCAGGCATCTGGTCCACTTTCTTCTTGCCCACAACTTTTCTCAGCATCTCGGACTCCTCAAGGGTAAATCCAAACACCTTGTGGGAAATCATCATCAACGTTTCCTGGAACAGCAAAAGCCCTTTAGTCTCATGAAGTAGCGAGTCCATTCCTTCGTCACCAGAATGACGCATTTCGCCTGTTTCCTTGGCTTTTACGTAGTCACCTAGATAAGCGAGCGTGCCTGGGCGAGCAAGTGCCACAACGTCAGAGAGTTCTTCCAAATTTTCGGGCTTAACAGCCATTGCGACCTTTAAGTTTGTATCGGCTTCAATTTGGAAAATGCCCTTGGGGATGATGTCCTTGTTGATGAACTTGTAAATCTCTGGGTTGGTGTAGTCCAACTTGGTGTAGTCCATGCCTAGCATGTCGCAGGTTGCTTTGATTTGCGTAAGGGTACGCAAGCCAAGCAAGTCGAACTTAACCATGATTGACGCCACATCCGCCATTTCAAAACTAGAAACTAGGTCGCCATCCTTGGTCAATTGAAGTGGCATCGTTTCTTTGAGTGGGAATGCGGAAATAGCAATACCTGAAGGGTGAACGCCTGTGTTCTTGTTGAGGTCTTCTAGGCGCAGGGCAATGTCAAATACTTTTCTGTTGTCGTCGCAGAATTTCTTGAAGTCCTCGGATGATTCATAGGCTTCTTTGAGAGGCTTTACGACTCCGTATTGCTTGGGAATCATGTCTGAGACTGGCTTCGTGTCTTCTTCCGCAAAGCCACCGACAAGCTTCATACATTCCTTAATGCACAACTTCCCAGAAAGTGTTCCTACAGTGAGAATTTTACAGGCGTTACCGTTGAATCGCTCGAACACAAAGTCTACAACTTTAGGTCTGTCGGCGTAGGAAATATCCAAGTCACAGTCAGCGAGTAGACCACCATCCAAGTAAGTTCTTCCGTCTTTACCTTGAATCTTCTTAGCACGAGCCATTGATACAAATCGTTCAAAGATAAGCCCATACTTCAGAGGGTCAACACGTGTTACATCGAGGAGATAGAATACAAGCGAACCTGCTGCAGAACCACGACCTTTACCTGTGGGGATTCCAACTTGCTTACAGTGTTGGATAATTTCTCGGTTAAGGAGCATGTAATCGACAAATCCGCAAGCATCTAAGACTTGAAGTTCGTAGTCTAGGCGTTTCTTGTAGTCGTCGAAGTTGGGATACTGGTCGATACCAATGCGCTTGAATCCGTCATTGCACAATGCTCGGAGGAATTCAAGAGACGTGCAAGTTGAAGGGAGACCAAGTGCTTCTGCTTCTTCTGCAGGAATGTCTGCTGTTGGAAGAATAACGCCTTCCAACATAGGTGTTTCGTATCGGTCTGTATCTCGGAAGATCGGCGTGCATTCTGGCGTCTTTACAGAGGATACGGAGAGGCTGAAAGGTGGGTTTTCTTCAAAGCCAAGAACTCTCAATAGGCGCAAAGCAAGCTCGGCGGTCATCTCTGTATCAACGAGAGCGTCGTGCAATTTACTTTCGTCGTAGTCGATACCAAAGTGAGCAAGCATTTTGTTGAGTTTGACGGAGATTCTCTTCTCTGGCTTGTAGTTAAGCATCTTGAAGCAGAATTCTACCATCGACTCTTCTGGAGACTTGGCTATTCCGCACAAATACGCACGAGACAATGAAACCGTGTCACAAACTCGGCTAAGGTAGGAGAAGTCCGTAGGAAGCCCTACAAGGCGTCTCACTTCTTCGAGCATAAAGATATCGAAGCCAAGCACGTTCTGCCCTACAACGACCACGTTAGGGTCGGAAATGAGCTTCCAGAACTTTTCAATGATAAGCTTGGGGTCTTCTTTCTTGGCGTTGTAGACGTTAATGTCAAATCCTGTAACAGCTGCCGCTTCCTTGGATACGTTAATATCGTCCCAGGCGAGATAGTGCATCTCTTTGTTGACGACTTTACCGTTGAGCATTTCTACCCACGCAATCTGCCAAGGCTTGGATGAATGAAGATTGAGACCTTCTGTTTCAGTATCGAAGACAACGAGCTTCTTCCCCTTGAGAGAGGAGTCTTCAAAACGTACGTATGTTTCTACCTCCTGGTGAGTGTTGTTTTTCCAGTCTTCAAAGCAGAAACGGTTGGAGAAGAAGTACGGTAAATTCGGCCTATCCAAGGAGGCATTGCCGTAAACGGAACGTCCGCAAATCAATCGGTACGTCGTGTAAGCGTCGAAGTCTTGGTAGTTTTCGTAGTAGATTGACTTGCAAGGCTGAACTCGGTTGCCGTGGATGTACTGGTAGTGAGTAAGACGAGCCTTGATAATATCGTCGAACGGATGTCCATTTTCTTCTACGCAAAGGAATGGCTTGTAGTTTCCAAACTGAGGCAAGCAATCGGATGTCGTGAGACTATTCTTGGCAATGAATGAGTCGTAGAAGGGTAAGCCAAATAAGAGCGTGTCTTGGCAATCCGTGAAGTAGTGGGCGAGATTCTTGTAGTCCGTGCAATCGTATTCGTTGGTATGAACCTCTGAGTATAAGCTAATCAAATCCTTGTAGCCTTCGTCGTTGCGCATAATGGCAATCATCTTGCTACGAGAATTCTCGATCTTCTCCTTGGGGTCGGAGAGGTCGTTGCATACATCAAAGCGGATACCAAAAACAAGCTTGATTCCAGTCTTCTTACTGAGTCGAAGTGCTTCTGGGAAGCCAATCATCGAGTCTTCAATAAGAGTGACTAGAGCAAGCTTGTTCTCTTGTGCTAAACGGAATACGTCCTTGATACGTAAAAGCGACTTACCAATAGACGTATGAGTTTTAAAAAACGGTATAACTGGTTGTTGTGACATCGAAGGAGAGTTTACCATGACTCTCCTTTTAAGTCAACAACTTAATAGTTCGCACGATTATAAGTAGGACAACCAGAATAAACCTCCCACTTGTACAAATACTCTTCTCTTGGATATTTTTGCATCATTTCCTGTTTATCTTCGATAAAGCAAGAGGCGATAAATGCGTTATCAGATCGACGCAAAATCTTGTAGTATTCAAAGGGGAATTTCGCTGGGCAATACCACATAGGCGTGCCGTCCTTTTTCAAGGTATTCGGGCATTTAGCACGCCCACACGCTAGAGGACCACCAAACGTTCCGTCCGTGGGGTATGGCATGTCAGAAGCTATTCCTGCAAGCGCATCTCGCAAATTAAAATTGTCCACGAGAATTTGCCAATCAGTTAGTTCATATTCAAAGCCTTCTACAATATCATTATCATTCAAATCAATGTTAATGACTCCTGAAGAATCTTCTGCGTTCATCGGGTGACGCAAGAATAAGAACTGAGTTTGTGATTTCTCCACATTAGGAAACATATGACGTGTTGCTAATGAATAAAAGAAATGCTGTAAGTTGTTTGTAACTTCTTCGCCTACATAGACTTTCTTGGATGTCTTGAAGTCTCGGATGAGAGCTTGCCGACCTCCATCGTAGATGAACAGCTTGTCGAGGAAGCCTCTAATCTTGTAGAATTTCCCTCCTTCGTTCTTAACAATGTTGAACTCGATTTCTGAGTGTCCTTCTTGTTGCCCACAGCTGTCTCCGTAGAAGTCGTAGTTGATACCTGCAAGGCACATGTTTTTGATGTCCGCAAGATTCTCTGGCGAACCAATGCCTAGTTTGTTGGCGTACCAAGATATCATTCGGCTAATTGACGGCACGCTGTCAACGTCTTGCGTGTAGGCAATTCGGTCAAAATATCCTTGGCGTCTGGCTCGATCGCCTAAAACTTCCATCACGGCGTGGGTCACAGACCCTTTCATTGCGCCTTCGTTTGACTTGTCTGGAATCTTGAGGACGTACTTGCAATAGTACAGCCAACTGCAAGTCTCCAACGTCTTGATACGTGAGGCTGATAAAGCGGTTTTTGGTGCGTCTCGTTCTGGCATCTTTAGTCCTCCACAAATACTTTTTTGGCTAGTCCTGCTTCTTTCTTGGTGAATAGCTCTGGGTTTTTGAGAACCATCTGTTTCATGTAGGCTCTTTGCTTGCTCATGTCGATTCCTTTCACCTTCCAACGGTCGAAGATGTCCTGTTCTCCGCTCATAACCATGTCTCCAAAGTCGTTTCGCAGAGGGAGCTTGATTCTTACCTTGTCGGGACTAAAAAGCCCTGTAAGAGCCAAATACGTCTTCACACACGCAACTAACCCTCGGTTGATAGACGAATTCGCATCGTTGTTGAAGGCAATCGTTATCATGTCTGGGTTGAGGTGATTCAAGAAAGCGGCTAGGGATTCTTGACAAGCAAGACCAAAGCACACGAGGTTGTTTCTCATGCCGTTCTGGTACAATGCCATGCTGTCGCCAATACTTTCAACTAGAATGACTTCTCGACCTTTGTTGTTGAAGTCGTCCATGAATTGAACGTCCATCCCTGGTAAGTGGAAAGGATATACGAAATTCTTTTTCTTGCCAATAAGTTTCCACTTCGGGCAATTCTTTGTGTCTCTGGAATAGACGTCTCTACCTGCAAAGCCAATCAGTTGATTTTCTTCGTTGTAGATAGGGAAGACAATTCGTCCGTACATCTTTCCAGAGGAGGCGTAACCTGAAGCGTAGGCTTCTTGAGTCTTTTGACTAATCCCTCGCTTTTCGTAGAACGTATAGAGGTTGAGTAAGTTCTTGAGCAAGTGAGGTGAGTAGACGTCGTCTTTCATGTATTCTTCCTTGGAAAACTGGTGCTTAACTTCTAGCATTCCCATTGATGTAGCGTTTTTGAATTCGTCTACAAGTGGCTTGCTCTCATCTCCTAGCGTGAGGTCGATAAGTTTTTCAAAGGGTGCGTTGCTAATACCTGAGACGAAGTCGCTCCATCGTCCAGTATTCTTGTTGATACTGAGAGCGGTTGGATTGTCTCCATCTCGGTAAATAGCCGCACATCGGTAGAATTCTCCTTGCAACGTGGGTGAGTATCCCATTGATTGCAAGAAGCTTAGCACGTCAAAATGGGGCGTCGATTGTTGCTGAGTCATCTTTCTTAAACTTTGAATTCTTTGCTATAAGAGACTTGGCGACGTCTCGTAAGTCTCCCTTTTCTGTCACGGCGAAGTTCTTGAACTCTAGGTTGATAGAATTCTTCCGCAGAGAACCGTCTGGCATCTCGACCATTTTCAAGTATCCGTCGGGGTCTTCTCCAAGGAATCGACCTTTGACAAAAATCAATTTGTGAGTGCCAAATTCCTCGCCTTCCATCTGAATTTCATCAATAGTCTTGTTACGCAAGATTGCGCAGTGAGACGCATAGTGAATCAGTCGGTCGGATAGACCAAAGACGTTTTCTGAGTCGTCCATGTCTGCAGATGATTTCTTGGATACAACGCCCATTCGGTTTGACTGAACCGACGTAAGCATTGATATCACAGGCTTTCTGTTGACTAGAATTTCGTCGTGGATAAGCGTCTTGAATTTGTCGAGCATTCGTCCAAGGTACTTGTGTTCGTCTTCTCTTGTGCCGTTTTGTGGTGGCTTGAGGTAGTCGAAGCAGAATATCATCTGTCCTCCCTTGGCGACGTTTTCGTAGAACCACTTGACAATATCTCGCATTTCTTCGTACTCCTTACCTGCAACCTGGTAGTAATACAATTGCTTGCCTTTGGTTGCGGCTATGGCGTTTTTGATTTTCGCCATGTTGCCTGAGTACTCTTGCCAACGCCCAGACTCGATGTCGTAGTAGTTGATTTTGCCGAGAGATGAGATACGTCGGTACTGAAGTTCTCGCTTGCTCATTTCCCCATTATCGAAGTGAAGAACTGGCACGCCAAATCTATCAGATACCTTTGTGGCTAAGTCCATGGTGATTTGAGTGTTGTGAGTCAAAACGCCATTCTTGAGGGTGTACAAGTGGGATTCGTCGTCCACATAGATACACGTGCATGGCATCTTGCTACGCTCTTCTTCCATGGCGGAAATTCTCACGTAGTCTCTGAACTGGTAGTCTTTGTCGGAATCGCTTAAGAATCCTAGTTCTCTGTAGAGGCGCATTGAGATAAAATGCACATCATAGGCATTCTGAACAGGCACGTAACCATTTTTTGTACAACGCTTAAACGGAGTACGTCGGTTGGAAATAACGCCCACTCCACCAATTGAACGGATACAGTCGAGGAAAATTTCAGCATCCTTGAGTTCTTCCGTGGTGAATACTGATGTGACGCTTGAGAGGACAACTCCTTTCTCAAAGTAGCTTGAGTATCTATGTTGAGTTATCTTCCCTTCTGGGAATGTCACAGCGGTATTGCCAAGGGTGAAGCCTTTCATGAATGCCAAGCGTCTTGACATTGAGATCGTGCTTAGTGGCAAGTCTTGAAGTGACTTGTGAGTTCCGTCGTCGTTGGAATAAGAGTCACCAAAGGCTTTACCGTAGTTGTAGAACGTACCGTCTGTACCTCTGATACCTGGGTCGTGGTAGTATTCTACTGGTGACGTTTCCACGTAGATATTCACATCGGATGAAACAAATGGCTCAATCTTCTCTGCAGGAGCTGTTCGTAGAACGTCGATATCTCCATTTCTGAGATTGACTGTCCACAAGTGTTCCTTGTCGCAAAGGGTGTACTGACGACCATCTGCCCAACGTACTCGGTAGCATTTTCTAAACCCTTGAGGATAGACGCCTTTGACTTTTGTTTCTCGTCCGTCCTGGGAAATGATGATTTCACCTTCCTTGAGCTTAGAAATAGGTTTGCAACCACCGTACTTGGTAGAGACTTCCTCTGTATCACATAATGCCTTACCCACGCCAGAACGTGACGTAAACAGGGTGATGTTCCCTGGACGAAGGAGAGACCCAAAAATCTTCTGAATCGTCGGATAAGGGCATTCTAAGCCCTTTGTGAGGGCATCTTGGTTGGTTGTCTCTTCGATTGCGTCAACAATGTCGTCGTAAATGTTGACAGGTACTTCAGAGCCTCGCTCAATGGTACTAACGCATTCCTGGAAAATCTTTTCCACGTTGCGTACCGTTTCCCCTGCGTTATCGAAGGGAGTCTTGAGCAGATACTTCTGAATATCAGCTGTTGCAACGAAAATTTTTCTGCGCTTGGATGCGTCTTTGAGGATGTTGGCTAGCCCAATGTGATTGTCGTCACGGATGAGCATTGTACCAAGGCTTTCAACATATTGACTAATGTCCATGTTGATTGCCCCAGAGAGACGTATCACGCCAGAATTCTTAATCTCGTCAATGACGGCTGGAATCGAGACGTACCGATATCGTTCATAACACTGAACACACAAGCTGTAGACTGTTCGGTGAATGGTGTTTTCACCGTTTTCAAAGTCTTCCCTCTTGAGGATATTGATAATATCATCAATAACACCCTTCTTCGTGAGAATCAGGGCGAGGAGAGCTTTTTCTGTGTCTAGGAGGTTGAACTTGTTGCTATACGAAAGACCCTCAAGCATTACCCAAATCTCCTAATGACCGAGTGAGCAAGGTTTGTTGACGCTTAGCATTGTGCTGTGCAATCGTATAAACCATGTTCTGAATAATGGCGTCTTCGATAGCCCCTTCGCAGAATGAGTACGTTTCAATGAACCCATCGGCGTTGCATACAAAGAGGTAGAATCCCTTGTTGTAGTCAGCTCCTCCTGACATCTCGTAGATTGCTCTACGAAGAGCAGATGGTATTGTGTCTAATTTCTTGTATTCGGGTAGTTCAACTTCTTCAGGGTTAGTATCTTCTTGCAGTAGTGAATCATCGCTCATAAAATGTTTTCTCCAAACTTTGCGAACGTTTCTTCGCAAATTTTATCTTCGGGGTAAATCTCGACAAGGAGTATATCGTTTTTCTCGCAGAACTCAAGCTTTTTTGCGTCTCGCTCGAGTTGGTCTAGGAAGTTTATCTTTGAACCTCCGTGCATGAATCGGTTGTATCTCTGATGCTGTGCTCCTTGAATTTCGACTGCTACTCTTCTCGTAGCGTTATAAAAATCAAGGGTTAGCTTTGTCCCGACAACAGGAAATTCTTCAAAAACAATATCCATCAACCAATACTGGTTTAAAAACTTCTTGGCTTCCATCTGGAACTTACTTCTTGATTGTTTGTTCCAATCAATGAGGTACTTCGAGGGAGAGCGCAAAGTCTTGAGCTTGCCGTTGAGGGAGAGGAATTTCATTAGTCAAGATCTACCTTTTGTGTGATAGCATTGATGACCATAAAGCCACAGCGTCTGCCTTTTTCGTCTACGATGTGACGTTCTCGGTTTTCTTTCTTAAAAAGCTTCCAGAATAACTCTAATGCGCCTGATTCTTTGAGCGCACGTTCGGCATTGAGTTTGCCCTTGGTAGGCTCAAATTCTGGAATGTCGTAGTTGCTGAGGAGTTCGTTGAATCCGTCTTCTGGCACGACGTTGCCTGTTGTCTTAATGGAAATCCAAGAGTCGGCGATAAGCTTAAGCATGACTTCTCTTTCCCACCAAATACATTCTCCTGGACGGTCGTATCGGATAGGATAAGCCAAGGGCATGTTCTGAACATTACTATCTGACTTGCGAACAAAGCCTCGTACCATGTGTCCTACTGGTTGGTCTTTGCTCATTTTGTCGAAGTCGTTGATTGCCTTCGGACGTGCTGGGTTGAAGTCTTCGTTGGATTCAAAGTACTGACTGTCTACCTTGACCGTGTAGAATTCCAAGATGACGTCTGGGAAGTGGATGAGAGCATTACCTCCTGAGGAGTCGAGCTTCATCTGGTTGACTTCGTGCGTATAGGCGTTTGTCTTGATGTTGGCTCGTTGTTGAGAAATAAGCCCTAAGTAGTGTCCTCCTGCTGAGAGTGGAACAGAGAGCTTTTTCATGGCAAGAGTTGAGAGGGTTGCTCCACCTGCTACTTTGATTGCTTCGCTGAAGTCTTTTTCTCCATCGCCTTGCAAGATGAGTCCGTCCATTGAGTCTACAATGAAGAAGAATTTGTTGTCAAAATTCCCCTTGATGAGTTGCTCTACTAGGTTGAATACCCCTTCGTAGAAGTTTGTTTCAATGATGATGCACTTGCCGTCTTGCCAGTCGATCTCGTCGTCTACAAAGGAAATACCTGAGTTATTGCGGAGCGTGTCGCTGAATCGTCCCTCGGATTTGAAGTAGATGCCTTTTGCCTTGGGGACTGTTTCGAGGAAGTCTTTCATGTAGGACAACATGCAGGATGTCTTTCCGCCTCCTGATGCGCCATAAAATCGGAACATACATGGCGCAAGTGTTCCAATCATTTCGTCAAGTAAGATGCTTCCACTGGAAATTCTGTAGTCGTGTTCGACCTTCTTGTAGTAGAGGGACTTGTTCTGCTTGTTGAGCATGAAGCTCTTCAAGAATTTTGAGGAGTCTACTTCTGCTATTTCGTCGTCTTTTTTGGCCATAAATTATTGTTCGTTAGTGTGATATTCTCCTGTACAAACGAAGCGTGCGGTTGCTTCTTCTACTGATACCATTTTCTCCTCGAAGGAGACAAAGTCGGACAGGAGACATTCATTATCTTTCCATGCCTTCGTGGCAAAGTCAACCAATGCCGTTATCTCTTTGATGAGGACTTCGATTGACTTGTTGTCCTTAAATGTTTCTCTGAATTCTTTTAACGCCTTAAGCTTAGGGATATACTTTGCTTTTATAGCTTCTCGAACGTTCTCAACGTGTGTTTCGTGCTTTTCTAGCTCTACGTGGTCTAAGTCGTGAATTTCTTCAACTACTTGGAATTCACCTTCTGTTGTATCTGAAAAGCCAAAATTCTCCTTGAGAGCTTCTTGTTCGTAGGCTTCTTGGTAGCTCATGAACATGTCTCTGTTGACCCCTTCGATTTCCCAAAGGTCGTACATGTACTTGCTAACGTCGGATTTCGTCAAAGTATTCGATTCTGCCTTCTTGGTTATCTCTTCTCGGATGTGTTCGGCAGCGTATCGAATTCTCTTGATGTCACTCTCTGGAATGAATGGCTCGCCTGAAAACTCGTTACAAAGCCTCTTAATGCCCCTTAAATTGCGTTGTAGGTCGAGCATGTCTGATTCTTCGGCTAAGACAGGGTCGAGCGTTTTAGGGGCATTCTGGGCGTTTTCTGGTACTCCCTTTCTTTCTTCGATCTTCGCAAAGCGTGCCTTTTCTTCTCGACGTATCTTTGAGATGAGCTTTTTGCCGTTGTAGAGAGATTTGTCCACTAGCTCTTCTTTGTTGATTACATAGTCGTCGGCAGAGATTGCAAATCCTACCTTGTCCATGTTGACTGCTATCTTGCGCACGAAGTAGTTGTAGGTTGTTGCAAACTCGTTTGCCTCTGCTACCCAGTCGGTGCTTCTGTACTTGTCCGCTATGTAGACTCCTTCGACGTGCCTGGAGAGGTCGCAGAACATTGACTGGATGTCTCGCTTCTCTAGCGTTCCAATGCCTTTAAGAGAATCGTTAAATGCGTTATATCGTTTTGCAAAGCTCCTGAATAACCCTTTGATATAAAACTTGTAGTACAACTCTTCGGCGATTTCCCAAGCAAACTCGTACCTTTCTGGGGTTGTCGCATAAGAGAAGACTGTTGAATCTTGAATACTAGGGAGTTTCTCTCTCTTCATGGCAAGTGCTTTTTTAACCCATAATGCGCCTAAAGTCAACGTTTATTCATGGTCTTGTTTATGAGTTGAAGAAAAAATTTTTACTTTTTGTTGACTCTTGCGCAGTTTTTGTGTAACATCACTCGTAGATACGTGATTGACAGCGTACCCTCGGCTCTTCCTATATGGCAGAGGGCAGAATAGACAAGCAGTACGGCAAGGAAACTCCGATTGCGGCGATTCTGTAGAAAAAACAAAGCGATTCAAATCCCTGCACGGAAATCTACTGTGATTCTGGATGGGGACACCCCGCCACTGACATTGAAAAATGTGGTGTAGCAGGAGGAACAGCCGAAAGCTGACTGGTTTACAGAGTGACCGCAACCAGAAATGAAGATACTCCTCCTGTTTAGTTCTAGACTGTGAGAGCGACCGTTATACGGCGAAAACCTCAATTGAGCTTCAACTTACGCCTCCCTTTCCCGAAGGGGGGTGTAAGTCTACCTGCTCAAGGCTCTGTTACCGGCGGCCACCTCATCGGTATACCTTCTATGCTAGAGGTACTTATAGCTACCATATATAGCTAAAGCTTTAGACGCTAGCCTTAGCTATAGCTTACCTCTAGCTGCTATAGGCCTTAGACGCTACCCTAGCTAAGGCATACAGTTTCAGCCTAAGCCTTAGATGCTACCCCTGCCTATAGCAAGCGTCTAGCTGCTCGGAGCTTTCTTCCTGCGTTCCTTTTTGTCCTTTAAATTCTTTTAAAAACAAATTTAAATCGTTACTGCATGTAGGGTCCTTGGCATCTCATCGGACTATGTTCGATGAGTGACGAGGAGCAATAGGCTGGGTGAACAACTGTGCTTGCATTAGGGCAACCATTGCATCAACCCAACCAAGTTATGTTCTTAAGGAGAGGTATGCCTAAAAGGCATTGAGGTAGAATTCCTTGACTATAGAATTCCACCTGATACCCTACTCTTAATGCAATCAACCAAGGTAACACTCTTGCAAACAGGTAAAGTAGAATTCTCTACGGCACATTCAGAAGATGCAGGGTTTGATGTAACTGCAATTCTTGAACCAACCATTAAGGGCGATTCTATTTACTTACCGACGCTCAATTGCGAAGCATACATGGCAATTGACTACATCGAGTACCACACAGGCATATACATGCAACCAGAAGATAAGGACGTGTTTGCACTAGCATATCCACGTTCATCAGTGAGCAAGTATAGACTACAGCTTTGCAACTCTGTCGGTGTAATTGATAATGGTTATCGAGGAGAGATTTGTCTTCGCTTTAACTACTTACCTGCGCCTTCAGATTACAGAATCATTGACGGACGACTTTACATCGTGCCAAATATGAAGAAGATCTACCAGAAGGGCGATAAGATCGGGCAAATCATCTTTGCTAAGAGAATTCCAGTAGAAGTATCATTCTCCGAGACCTTAGAAGAAACAACTCGTGGGTCTGGAGGATTCGGCTCTACTGGGAAATAACTAACCCCAGAAAGCCATGATAGAACAAGAGGAGCAAATCGAACTACTTGCCACAGACTTAAGGGAAGAAATTCTCAAGAGTCTTGAAAAGAGAAATGACCTTGTTGCTGGACAAATAGCTTATGCTCTTTGCTTCCTTCGAGTAGTCGAGTTTCAAGATAGCAAAAAGGGTCTTGCAGATAGAAAGAGTTTCCCTGCAATAGTAACTCTTGACTATAGCTTTAAGCGTGGAAATTCGACGTTCTATCCTTCGGCAATGTGGAAGAAGTGGGATACAGAAAACCGCAAAACTATCTACTACGCCGAGGAAGAATACCCTTCTATGCTCAAATCACGAGCTGAGCGACTTATCGAAAAAGAAGGTTTTACCGAGCTTGAGCCTCTTGTTCAAAATTCCTTGCCTAAGGACTTTTTTGAAGGCACTGGAATTCTTACCTACCTCAATGCTTTGACAGCTGATAAGTACATTGAATTCTTCGGGGAACAAAATGGCTTTCTTGATATGTGCCAACACCTGCTTTTGAAATGACAACTAAAATCGGATGCCTTCGCCTCTGTAATGAGGAGAAAACAGCTGTAGCTTGTGCTTTGTCTGTTGCTCCTGTACTGGACTACTTGTTTGTTACCTACTCTAAGGTCGATCAAACAGACAATAGCATCAATTACCTTAAGGACTGGCAAGACACATTCAAGAAAGACTATGGCATGGAATTAGTCTTTAATGAATACCCTTACCATGTTGACGCTTCCCACTCTCTTGAAGACTTAAGGACGTCTCCTGAAGAAAACTACTTATCGACCTATAACACCTTTGCTGTAGACGCAATTAGGGACTTCATCACGGAAAGCAAGTTAGATGACGTTCTTGCCTGTAAAATCGATGGTGACTTGGTTTATATTGCGGATGTCTTTGGCTCTCACTTTGACGCCATTGTCGAGAAAGGATATCTGCAAGGTAGTTACTGCGCCTACAATACCTTGGTCTACAGAAATAAGTTTTTGATTTACCATCCTGTGCCACTTATCGGAAAACTTGGTCGTGGTGGTTGGATTCGTCGCCCAATTACTTTGCCTAAGTTTTACCAAGATAGATTCTACGAAGGTGAGGGAGATTTTGTTGTTGATACTGTAGAAATCGACGGCGAAATGTGTGACCGATATTGCACGCAAGTTCCTAACCTCGCTCAAGCAGAACCTTCTTGCTTTCATTTCATGAGTGAATTCCGTTCAGGTGGTGTAGTCAGAGAATTCAATGAAAGTGAAATTTGCTCGCTCGAAGGAACAGATATCCTTGATGTATACAAGGCGGAAATTCTCCCGATCCTGCAAAAAGCAGATTCTCCTTTCCAAGACCTTACTTTTGACTTTTGAAGTACGAACGTTTTTTGCAAGTAGCTAGGCAGATTCCTTTCTCGAACTTTACTATCTGCCACAACGAGAGGGACACCAAAGAAGGAGTTGTCCGCATCTTTGAGCAACACCAATTGCCTGAAAGATTCCAAAACGACTGGCGTTGGTGTTGGGTAGGTGCAATCACTGTTGTTACGAGAGCCAATTCTGAGCAAAAGGTTATCGAAGCTTTGCGTAAAGTCTTTGTGCATAACCCCGAAGCTTTGGATATAGCTCTTATCAAGATTGATAAAAGTATAGCCACTTTATACTTTGCGCTTGAAGATTTTGAGTGGGTGTATACAACAGGCGAAATATTAAAAACGGAATTCTCTGATTCCGACTACACGTCTGCACATCTTGGTGAAGAAGTCATCTCTGGAATTCTCTCTGATGTGTAATTACTAGCCCACATGAAAAAGCAAAGAGTTTTATTGATTGCAGGTAACGCAACTTCTGGCAAGGATACGTTTTTTTCTTGCCTCAAAAAGATTTATGGAGATTTGCACGTTAAGAGATACGGCTTTGCCGATAAGGTGAAGGAATGTCTCGACGAACCCTGCGAAGAGCTTTTTCATAAAAAGATTGTCGATCTCACTCCTGTTGAGAAAGAAGGATTCCGCCCAGTAATGGTGGCGTATGCTAATCTTGCACGTGCTATCAATTCTAACGTATGGGTGGATAAAGTTTCTTCGTCAATTCTTCATGCCGCTTCTTTGCACAAGGACAACCCTCTCAATGTGATTTGCGACTGTCGCTTTGAGAACGAACTAAACTTTTTCCTCGATAGCCCTTTATACGACGCCAAGTTGTTGTATATCACTCGATATGATTGCTTTGGAACAATTATTCCACCTGCTAATTCCTGTGAAGAACTAAACAACACTGTGTTAAAAAACCGTGCCGACTGGCATTTGGAATGGTTGACCGCTGGCTCGCATAAAGAATTCCTTGTGAAAATTACAAGCGAATTTATCGAACACAACAAAGACCTCCGACATTTCATTCTTGACGGAATGAGCGAATAAGGCTATAATGTCGGCAGTTCTGAACTTAAACCATATGGCATCATTTAACGTTGTAGCCCTACAGGCACGAGTTGTCGAGCCATTGACTCTCCGTGCATCTCAAAGCGGTAACGCCTTCGGACGTCTCCGTGTTTTTGTTGAAAACCGTCGTACTCGCCCAAATAATCCTACCAATGGTGGGTTTATGGACGTATCTGTTTTCGGCAAGATTGCTGAGTTCGTATCCAAGTATTTCTCTAAGGGTGATACCATCCTTATCAATGGCTCTCTTGAATACGACGAATACGTCAACAAGGAAGGTAATAAAATTTCCAACTGGCGCATCATTGCTGACGATGTTTGCTTCTGTGGTCGTCGCCTTAACCAACAAGATAACAATGGTGGCGAAGCTCCTCAACAGCAAGCTCAAGGTGGACAACAGTTCCAACCTCAACAATCCCAACAACAACCTGCTCCTGCTTTCCAACAGCAACAGCAAGCACCTCAATATGGCAATCATTTGACGCCTAATTTGGTGCCTGGTGGTCCTCGCCCTTCTCAGGACGGTTACTACCGCAATAATCAGCAACCTCAGCAACAACCCCAACATTACGCTACCGCTCAAAACGGATATCAAGCTCCTGTTGAAGAAGATGCGCCCCCATTCTAAACAACTTCTTCGGTAGTGACATCATTGAGCCTCACTTTTGTTCTTCACAAAGGTGGGGCTTTTGTTGTACTATGCACTATCATGGCGTTCTACCGTGTTTTTTTATCAGAAAAGAAGGTCTTCGATGTAAAATACATTGATGAGTTATTCACCCTCGCCCAAAATTCTCTCACTAAAGACGTTAAGTTCGGGGACGTTGTCCTGCGTAAAGACTATGACGCCTCTTCGATGAATTACTGGAGCGGTGAGTTTTTTGCGATCTACGTTGGCGACTCTGAAAATGTGTGGGTTGAAAAAGAATTCCGCACGCAATGGAATTTCTCGCCTGTTCGTCACTTGCGAATTTCCAATGAAAAAGGCTCAGAGACCGTCATCAATACGAGCAAGAAACTTTCCCGACGCTGGGTAGGTGCTTATTTATGCAAACCTTTCGTTTTCGTGGAAGTATCAACTGCTTACCATCCTATATATTCATGACGGAAATCTCTATTGTCGAAAAGCCTAGTCGTATGATGTATGCGACTGGTGAAATAGTTCGCATCGGCGAACAGCTTAAGCATCAACACATAGGAGGTATTGAAAGCTTTACCTTCTTTGTAGGACAAATCCCTGCTAAAGATATTGCCTTAAAAATTAGCGAAAAGGGATACTTTAAGATTGACTTTTCTGTTGCTTCATGCAAACTCGACCCAGTTAAGGTAGATGTCGGATATACAATTCACCCTGAGAAGGTTGCTGCCTACCTTCAAGATAGTGAATTACATATTGCCATCAAATTTTAGGTTATGCCATTATACCAATTCTCTAAGGAAAACGGCGAAATCGTTGAGCTGTTCTTTGAAATGAAGTCAGCTCCTCGGATAGGCGACTGCCTAATTGTCAACGGTGAGTGGGTTACTAGAATTCCTTCGGTTGTCAACTGTAAGACTTCTAGCGTACCACTGGATATCTACAACGTCGATAAACTAGCTCAATACTCCACCCCTAACGAGACTATCGGCGAAACCATCGAGCGTAGCAAAGAACTCTCTGAGAAGAGAGCTGCGCAAAATGGCGGAGTAGACCCTGTAAAAGCTCGCTACAACAAGGAACGCAAAAAATCCTTTGAGAAGCGTCGTAACTTTAAGAAAAAACCTTAACAGCATATGTTCACATTTCCCCCACGTGAGAGTGACGAAAATGGTGAATACTTGCGTGAACAGTTAATCACCTACCTTGGAAACAAGAGAAAACTCTTGGATTTCATCGGTATGGGGATTGAGATTGCAAAGAATTCCCTGGGCAAGAAGAAAGTGTCTACTTTTGACGTTTTCTCTGGCTCTGGGATTGTCGCTCGATACCTGAAGAGATTCTCCGATGTCGTTTACGCTAATGACCTCGAAGCTTATTCTAGGGTTATCAATGAGTGCTATCTCACCAATAAGAGTTCGGTTGACTGGGAAGCTCTAACAAGCTCTAGGGACGAAGTTCTCGACAAGATAAAAAATAATCCGATCCATAGTTTTATCTCTGAGAATTATGCCCCTGATAGTATGGAAAACATCCAACGAGGAGAAAGATGCTTCTATACGCCCCAGAATGCCCTCTTCCTGGACTCCGCACGTTATTACCTTAACTCTTTACCACAAGACCACCAAACCCTCCTTCTAGCCCCATTATTGAGCGAAGCTTCAATTAAGGTTAATACGTCGGGAGTGTTTAAGTCGTTTTACAAGAGCGACGGAGTCGGCAAGTTCGGTGGTAGAGGGTCTAATGCCCTCTCTCGTATCCTGTCCCCCATTCAGCTTAACCTACCCCTCTTGTCTGAGTTTGAGTGCGACTCACACGTGCTTCAACTCGACGCTAGAGAAGCTGCTAAGGAAGTGGGAAATGTGGACATTGCTTATCTTGACCCTCCTTATAATCAGCATCCTTACGGTAGTAATTACTTTATGCTGAATCTCCTTGTTGACGGTGTTTTGCCTGATACTGGATTCTCTAAAACGACTGGTATTCCCAAAAACTGGAATCGTTCTAAATTCAATAAGCGAGCCTATATCCACGAGGAATTCTTTAAGCTTGTGGCTGAGCTTAATGCGAAATTCTGCATTATATCGTTCAACAACGAAGGCTTTATCAGCAAAAGCGATTTCCTCCAAGGCTTGGCGAAGCTTGGCAGAATCACTTGTCTTGAGACGTACTACAAGCGATTCCCCGATACTAAGCACAAAAAAGCGTCCAAGAATTATGTTACGGAGTATCTGTTTCTTCTTGAGAAGAAATAGCTTCCATTTGTTCCTGGAAAGTGTTTGACGTTTTTGTTGTGATACCCACCTTGCCACTAGTTGTCTTGGTGGGTATTTCTATGCTATACTTGTAGTTGACCCCTAATCGTCCGTCGATTGTCTCGCTGACGGATACTGAGGTTAGCATGGCGTTGTAGAAGTTGAGGAAGTATTTGTCGGTCCATTCTTCCTCGCCTGATTCTGGTTGAAAAAGGCGTAAGGAGAAGTTCTTCATCATTGAGGCTGTTTCTCGTACTTTGACGGTTGAGAATTCTTCTTTCTTGCCGATGTAGACTGTTGAGAAACTTACGTTGCAAATTGCTGAGGATTCGGCGTCGTTGAGAAGTGGGGATAAGCGGTAGTTTGTGTCTTTGCTTGGCTCTTCGTCGCCTGATAGGAATGTGTAGCGTTTTTTGCGGTCGATGCTTACTTCGAGGGAAAAGTCTGTGACTGGCTCGTCGAATTCTACATCTCCACTGAAAATTTTCATGGCTTTAGCAACACCAAATTGTGAAGGTTTGAGGTTGGTGGTGTTTTCTGCTGAGCCAATTGTGCGTGTCTTGCCGTCTATGTTTTCTCCTGTGAGGTCTAGCTTGTGCGTGGCAATGCCTCCTGCTTCTACTGAGAAGCTGTAGGAGTTCATGAAGCATCGGTAGACTTTCAGTACTTGTCGGTCGAATTTCTCTCCTTCTTCTTCCTTTTCTTCTTCGTCGTCCCAGGAGTAGGATGAGTAGGTTTTTTCAATAACTTCTATCAAGTCGCTTCCGTCGTCGTCTGTGTCGTTGAGGATGACTAATAAGTTGAGTGGCTCGTTGATGTCTTTAAGGAGCTGTGTCTCTGTGCTTGTGGGTGTGTTGAGGAACGGAATTTCTTCGTTGATAAGCGTTCCTGACCCTAGCATTTCTAGCGATACGTTGACGGAATGCCCTGTAACTACGTCGTTGAGCTTTTGGTATGTCCCTGACAAACTGCGTGAGGCGATGTTTGTAGATATGTCTATGCTCGCTGATTGCATTAGTGGGATGTACCACAAAATTTTGAGGTCTTCATCCCCTTTGTCCCACGCTAGTAGGATGTCGTCTCTTTTTGTAAAACGCATTACTTGAAATTCTTGGGTAAGTGGTTCTGGTTGATGACAAGTTGTAGATTGTGGTAATTTCCTACAGTCCAGGAATGTTGCCACTGTTGGCAGTTCCACCAATGTTCATCGTCCATAAAATCAGAGATTCTAAAATTCTTGTGTCCGTAGAGATGTTCTAGGAAGTGAAGAATGCACTTTAGCTGTTTTGTGTGTACTGACTCGCAAGATATCTGCAAGTTCTGGTAGTCGTATGTCCAGTCTCCTTTCCATGCTCGGATCGGGTAAGAATTCTGGTAGTCATTCATGAAATAGTCTGGCTGAAGAGACAAATTAACAGGCGTCCTTAACTCCATAGGCAGGTAGTAAACTAACCCTACATCTTTCGCCGCTTTGATGATGTCTGATTCGTATTTTTCTTCGATCGTTTCTTTTGATACGTCTTCTGGGATGTAGTAGAATGTCTTGTCTGCGTACACAATGTCGAACGTCTCCAAGCTTTCTGAGCTAGAAGTCGAAGAAATAATGTCTACATCCACGAAATTAGAAGTCTTCCAATTCAAAATCGAGGACGCTGTGTCGGTAACAAACGTAATGTTAATGGTTTGCCTTCCGTATACAGATCTACCTAGCTCAAAAGAATCTGCGTAAACAACTACCTCTTTCAGTACTCCAGATGGGTCGATGAATGACGAAGGAGTCATCACGGAATTGACTCTGTTATTCTTTAGAGCAAGAATTAGTTTCTCACATTCTTCTAGCTGAAGATCGAATTCTAGGTTAATAACAAGACGCTGAGAGTTTAACCCTTGAGGGGAAATACTAAAAGCTTTGTCAAAAACTGCGCATGTAAGAACGCCGTTTGCCCACTGAACGTCTAAGTTTGACGGTAGCAACCTGTATCCGTAATCAACGCTAGGTAATAGCCCAACGTCTTCACTAATAGGATTGTCTGGATTCTGAGGAGTAGCCATTTTTTATAATAGAACTCTTGTTCCGCTAAAATCTAAGGTGAATAACAGGTAGTCTGACTCCGAACTGTCGATGCTTAATGAATCAACTCGTGGGTTGGTGACTAGGAATTCTTTGCTTTCAGACAAGTCTTCCTTGTAGACTTTGAAGCCGATTTTTTCGTTCTTTTGCTTTAAGTAGTAGTCGATAAGGTCGATTCCTCCGTCCATGGGCATTTCTCCCATGTCTCTCACTACGCCTGAAACTGACATCTTTTGTGTTATGACTGGCGATTCGAGAATAAGGATGTTTGTTCGGTCTAGGCTGATCGGTTGCTTAACATCTATCGTTTTTTCTTCGCTATATGTGATAGAATATATCTGTGAGTCGTCGAAGATGTCCATGAGCAATGCGATTCGGTCCATCTTGGGGATTTCTTCGTCTAGCTTATGCTCGTAGTAGGATACTTCTTTTTTCTGTGATAACTCGAGTGTCTTGCATGTGAACGACGCTGAGAGCGTGGCAAATTCTCCTGCGGTAATTGATATTGAGTAGTTCGCAAGATTGCCCTCTAGCTTTGTGTAGGAGCTTTCTTTTTTGTCCCCTTCCGACAATCCGTCTAATGGGAAGTCCATTAGCCTTACCGTGTGGCTTCCCTGTAGATAGTCAAAGAGTAGCTCGTTGTAGTGAAAGAGCTTTTGTATATCTACGTTGTAGACTGGAATCGACTGCGGTTGGTTTTGAGAGAGTCCGCCAAGGAACACAGAAGTCGCATTTGAAAACGAATTCTGTATCCCTGTGACGGAGACGTCTTTCCACCTGTTTGTCGCAATCGTCTCTGGCTCGTCTATCGAGAAGTGAAGTGATGATAAGTCGTAACTCATTTTATGCCTTTAGGTTGCTAAGGAGACCGCCAACTCGCTTTTCTTCGGATATTGTTTGCTTAACGACGTCTTTAATCTTCTGGGCGAGTGCCTTGTCGTCGTCTGTGCCGTCCCCTTCTTCGTTTTCACTGGATTGACCTTCGTATGTGGAAGAGACGTTAATGGTGATATTGCTTTCTCCTCCTGTCCCTGCTGTTTCTCGGATTGCTGAGACAACTTCTTCCAACTTGGTGATAAGCTGAGAGATATCCATTCCGTTGCCTGTATTCTGCGTTGCAGAGGCGTCGGAGAAGGAGACCTTGTTGCTATTCAAAGCGTCAAGGAATGGTGTACCAACACTGTTTACAGCTTCTCTTGAGATAACGTATTCACCCTGAGAGGCGTTGATTGTTTGGTTGTCTCGTCCTGCTGTACCTGAAGTAATTTGACCACCAATTGCCTTTTGCTTTTTATCTTTATCTTCGTCGGTCGATTCAGAGGTTTTACTCTTATCACTGTCTGATTTCTTGGATGTTAGCAAGTTGAACGAACTAACGTTGATGCCTGATGCAGAAGCGTTTTGGAAGACGCCTCTAACATCTTCAGAATTGCTGTTCCACCACTTGGCAAGGCTTGCTGCTCCTCGTCCAAGAGCTGTACTGCTTCCGCCTAGAACGTTCGAGAATCCCCATTTTTCTCCTCCGCCAATAGCTCCTGTTATATAGCCAAGACCAACTGTTGCACCAAGTCCGATAAGTGCGTTTTTCCACGCTTTCTTCTGGGCTTTTTTCTGTTGTTCGTATTCGTATCTACGTTGGTCTTCTTCGTAGGCAAGGTTGAGAGCGGTTTGCTTGTCTTGTTCGAGTTCTCGGTTTTCTGCGTTGTCAGCAGCTCGTGCCTGTTGAGACAACTGCATACTTTCCGTTTCCAAGGATACTAGAGACCCTGAACTGTCGCTTGTTGTTATGTCGTTGGCTCCAGACGTAAACGACTGCATAGCAAAAGCTTTAAGGTTATTGCTTCCTGAGATTTGTCCGTATCCGTACTTCGTTGGCGAGTAGAATCCGTTTGCGCCGTTGTTGGTCTTTGTTGTTTCTGTTAAAGCACCGTTGTCGAGGTAGACAACGCCTGTTTCTTTGTCTTTGACCCATCCGTCTCCGAATTCTCCTGAAACGTAACCACCAGAGGAGTACATCCCGATTCCGCCGTTGTTCAAAGCGTCGAGGAATTTCGTTCCTAGTGACTTGACAGCTTTCTTGTTGATGACGTATTCGCCTCCTGTGAGCATGGCTGGAACGTCGTCTTTTGTTCCAGACCCTCCATTAACTTTACCACCAGTGGCGAAGCCAAATCGAGACTGATTAGTTGCTGTTCCTGTAGAGAGGAAGGATGCGTCACCCAAAAGTCCAGATGCTGCAACATCTATACCTTGAGCAGTGTTCTGCGTGAACATTCCACTAAACAGCCTGTTAAACAGATTGCTTATCAAGCTGTTGATGCCTTGCTTGACGATGTTTTGAGCAACATTGAGCATTTCATCGGCGAAGGCATTTCCAAATGACTTTGACCCTGAAATTGCTGTAGAGAAAGCGTCAACAAATCCGTTCTTCAAGTCTAAGATAGAACTGCCCATCTGTTCTTCCAATCGACCTGCTTCATCTTTCATCTGCGCCAAGGAGCTTTGCCAACCTTCGTTGAGCGTTTTGAATTCCAGACGTTGGTTGAGGCTCTTTTTTAGTTGAAGAGCTTGGATTTGAAGTTCCTTGAGCTGTTCTGTATCTCCAGAAGCAGAGGCGTTCGCCATTTTTTGACTTAAGTCTTCCGTGGCTTCTTGGTATGACCAATACGTGCCTTGGATAGGATTACCTTCGGCGTCTCTCTTGTTTCCGCTGTAGGCGGCTACATCCTTAACTGGCTCGTTGTAGACATTAGCCTTTCTCTGCGCTTCAAAGCGTTCCGTCGCTGTTCCTGCGGTATACGCTTGTAGTGCGTATTTACCTGCTTGGTCGAAGGTTGATTTCAGAGATTTTTGCCCTTCAATCATTGCTTTCTGCAAGGTTATCGAAGAGGAAGAATAGTCGGCAATAGAAGATACAGATTGTCTAATAGCATCGGTTTTGTTGAGTAAGGCAACATCACCTTCGTTAGATTCAGCAAGATCGGCAGATATGACGGCACCTGTATGAGGCTCTCCATTGTCTGCTTGTCGTATCTCTGGTGCTACGTAAGTACCATCGGGTCGTTTATAAGCACCTGCCGTCTTATTTGGGTCGAAGTTGACGACGTGTTTGCTTGCTACTGGCTTGCCTGTTTCGTCATATCCTAAAGCCTCGCTTGGGAAAGACTGCGTGTCGTATCTTGGGTCTTTAAGTGCTTTTGAATTAGGGAATGCGCTAGTTGTGAGAAGATTGCTATTGTCTACAGAAAGAAGGTTTGCAGTCGCAAAACTAACAGTAGGCGTAGGAGAAATAAGGCTCTGAGTATAAGTATCCACTCCATCCAAGAAATTGTCTATTCTTGATGTTGTGTTAAATCCTTCGAGGAAGTCCTTCAGATCGACCAATTCTCTCTTAAGCCCTGATACTGGGTCGATCAAGGATGACAAGGAATTTATCGTCGTTGCCAAGCTTATAGAGAAGTCGTCCAAAGCGGATACCGCTTCTTCGAGGCTTGTCTCAAGTTGGTTGTCTTCTACGCCTTCACTAGGTTTAGCTATAACTGGGACATCAGCAAAAGCTTTTGTCTCTGTAGGAGCATTTATCAGAGTGAATTTGCTGTCGGAATTCGGAGTGTTGGTCTTAGCCGTTTCTTCCTGTTGTTTTTTGGAAGAGGCTTCTTGTTCTGCCTTTTCCTTTTTGTCGTTAGCTTCCTTAAGGAGGCTAGCAATCTTATCCAGGATTTGCTGTTGTTCGTTGCCGTTTTGAGCGACGATAGCCGAGAGCTTTTCAATAGCATCTGTAGGGCTTGCGGCTTGAAGCTCGGTCTTGAGCAATTCTCCGAGTTTGTATTCAGCTTCGGCGTCTTCCTTGGCTTTGTACTGGGCGTACTTGTCGATTGACCCTGTTTTGTCTCCCTTGTTGAACGTTTCGATGACGTCGTTTAGGTGACCTGCATTCTTAAGGGATGAGAATTCCTTAAGCAAGTCTAGGTCTGCCTTCATGCCATCTGCTTTGGCGGAATTCTTAGCCTTTTCAATCGAAGCATTGTAGTTGGCGTATGCCATCATCTGTTGCTTCAGGTCGTCGGGCAAGTTGTCCAGTTCGGCGTCTAACTTCGTTGTCTTCAGGTCGATACGCTCGTTCTGCTTTTCCAAATTCTTGGAAAGCACGTCGAAGCGCATGGTTATCATGTTGACGGAATTCTGAAGCTTGGTGCGTACTAATTGCTCAAACAAGGATAGCGTTGCACTCGCCTTTGAGAGATCGGCGGTTGTGTCAGCTACGTTTGTAGAGCTAATTACAGAGCGGTACTTGCTCGTATCTTGTGTCGCATTGAGAGCTAATGTAGCTTGACCGTCTTGGGAAGCCCTAAGATTGTTGATAAGCTCTTGAATCTTCTCAATTTGTTCTCTCGCAGTGATTTGCGACGTTGACCCTTGCTGTGCAACTCCTGTCGTTGTGTCCTTAACAGATTGAATAGATTGAATGGGCTGTTGCTTGCTTCCAATTTGCAATTTCTGAGGAACAAACTTGTTCCACATATCTTTAACCTTGCCGAAGAAAGAGTTGTCCGTCAGAGTTTTATTGTCTGTCAGCGACGTTTCATTGTTTCCACCGTTAGCCGCTTCTTTGAGCTTGTCTCCTGCTTCGGAGAGATTTCTCGCAGAATTATCCAAAGCTTCGCTTGTAGAAAGAAGTTCGTACGACGCAACTTGCATTCCTTCAATACCCTTCAAGTTTTCGAGGGATGCTTCGAGAGACGCAATTTGCTCGTCCTTGTCGTTCTTTTGCTTTGTATTGAGGACGTTTGTGAAAATTTCTTCAGCAAGCTTGGCTAGTTCTTCTCCTGCTATTCCTGAGGAGTCGAGGCTGCCAATCTTGTTGATGAAGTCGTTTTTCACATCTCCCATCGGCAATGATTCAACTTGCTTGTACATCGCTTCGATTAACTCTTGGCGTGCCTTAGCTAGGTTGATTGCGTTCTCTCGCTTGGATGTTTCTATGTCGTCGAAGCTATTTTGCGCTTGGAAGTATTGAGATAGCTCTGGCTTAGCGGCTGAAAGTACGCTACGTTGTTCCTTGCGAATCTTGCTTGCGTCAGAAAGTTCTTGCAAGTCTTTGGATAGCTCGTTGAGCTTCTTGGATACTCCAGAGACTGCATCTTCTAACTTCCTCGTATCGAACGATTTTTCAACCTGGGCTAGCAAACGTGTACTAGATTCGAGCGACGACTTGATGAACGACGCTTGGTAGTTGTCTATCTTAGCTAAAGCGTCTACTACTGCTTCCTTTTGCCCAGAGATAGCATCTGCACTCTTTTCATCGGCAGACAAGGACGCCTTGTTCAAAGCGTCTTGCATCTCGACTGTAAGCTTTCGCAAGTCGTTCAAGTTTAGGTTATCGGATAAGAGCAATTCCTTCCAAGACTCTTTTGCTTCTGGCGTCGGTCCACTTTCTCCAAATGCTTTAGAGATTCCCTTAATAAGAGAGCCTCGGATTTCAGCAGAAAGCTTTTGTTCCTTAATACTCTTGGCGATAGCTTGGTCTTGTGAGCCAAAGCGTACAATATCAGCCTTTTGACCAAAAATTTCAGAGCGAATTTTCTGCAGCCCAGGAGCAGTCGGCAACGTTTCTTTAACCGACAAATCAGCAATAGTCTTCGATAGCTTCAAGAGAGCCATTTCAACCTTTCCTGAGAAGTTGTCTATGGTCTTCTTTAATGCTTCGATGTTTTCAGGCGTGTTTTCTAACCCTAACTGTTGAGCAAGAAGTCCTAAGTCTAAGGAGTCGCTGTTTTTAGCAAATTCAAGAATTTTCTTTAGTTGCTTTTGGTATTCACCACCTATAACGCCACCTTTACTATCTTTGACTCCAGGCAATGTCATAACGAAATCGTGCAATGCCTTTGTCTGCTCGTTGGCTTTCTTGCCACTCTTCTGAGCGTAGTCGCTTACAAGTCTTCCCTTCTCTTTGTCTGATACGCTTGAGTCTTCGAGTTTTTCTCTTAACTCTTCGGGCATTTCTTTGAAAGCAGATGCTATTGCTGCTCGTTGCATACTGCTGTACATGCCTGAGATAGACTGCAGGTTTTCGAGGGTTACTCTACCTTGCGACGAGTAGGTATTAAAGAACTCATTTGGTGTAGAAACCTTGTCTTTATAGTAGCTACGACCAAACGCATTAGTCTCTTTCCCATAGTAAGCGATTGCCTCGGGGAGCTTTTTGTCGAATTTGTAATTATTCAAAAAGTTCTGAAGCCCATATTTTTGTTCTTTTGAGTTCTGTATTCCTGTAGACTCTACAATGTCCTTAACTACGTCATAAGACGGCCCTCCAAAGACGCTATTGTAGAGCTGTTCGTCTTTGATAGAGCCTGCAGGTTTGGTTCTGGTAAGGGAGAAGGTGCTATGCGTCTTTTTAGCTCTGTCTTCTACATACTTGAGCCAAATTGATTTAGTAGAAGGCTTTTCTTCATCGTCGGCTGCTCCGTATTTCTTTCGATCAGACTCTGACTTGTATTCTTCTGCGTACTTCAAACCTGCAGAGGCAATTTGAGATGTGCTGATTTGACCTGTTCCTTGAACGAGTGAGTCGATAAATTTATCCAACGACTCAGCTGCTTTTTCCGCAGGAGTCTTGATAAGTCCAATTGATTGACCGATGAATTCTGTAATACCCTTCGTCCAACTGTCAGGCAATACTTGCCAAATAGTTGCTGCCCAACCGATGATAGGTAGGAACTTCATAAACGCTGCGGAAACTTTCGATACAGCAACGCCAAGCCCTCCCATTATCTTTGAAGCCATTTCTCCGACTACGCCTTTTGACTTGCTAAGAGAGTCTGCAACGGAAGACATTCGTCCCCTGAATAGGCTAGAAAGGTTCATACCTTCACCTCCCATCATCTTGATAACAAATGATGAGGAAATGAACGTCCCTAATGCCTTAACAAGCTTTTGACCAACAATCGCAGCTGAATTTCCAGACTTGACCAAATCGTCCATTGTTCCAGAGACGAAGCCTAGAATCATGGATAACCCAATGAGAGCAGTCGTATTGTCTTTGACGACTTCTACTCCTGCCATGCCTTTCTCGCCTAGAGAAGTGTTAATAGCTTTCTTGTGTTCTTCGCTTGGGCCAGCAGGTCCCTTTTTCGTGGGTGCTACTCCAGGTTCAGGAATTACTCCAGTAACCCCTGGGGGTGGCGTTAATTCAATAGCTTTCCCTGCTTCTCCGTAAGTAATAAGAGCGTTTCTTGCTTTCGTAAGAAGGGCAATTTGTTCTTCGATAAGAGAGTTGACTTTCTTGAAGCGTTCTGTAGTCATGTCGCTTCTTATGTCAGTTGTATTTGTTAATACATACTTCTCTTTGAACTCTTTGCTCTTGTTATAGGCTTCTACTTGAGCGTTTCTATACTGATTGATGAGGGCGTCAATGCTTTCTTTGCTCCTCATGTTTACAGTTTTAGCGTTGGGGACTCTTGCGCCTATATTCGAGTATGAGCCATCTTCGTTTTGCTGAAGAGGATTGCCGTATAGCCAGTTGTTAGCAAAGAGAGTCCTGTTAAAGTCTTGATGCCCTCTGTCGGGAGACTTTCTTTGAGAGTTTCTCTCTATTTCTTTTATCTTTGCTACGGTATGACCTAATGTTTTGTCTTTTTCAAAGTTTTTGCTCCCAAGCCATTTATCTGCGTTAAAATCTTTGTCATCAACCCAACTTGCACCGCCTTCAAACATTGTAGCAACGGTGTTTGCTGTTGAGTATCTTTTCCCATTGAGTTTAGCGTAGAACTGATGTCTTTCGTTCTCGTATTGCTCTCCGAGACGCCTTCTCATGTTCTCATCAGCAATAGAAGGAAGATTCTTCATATTGCTAGCGTACTTCTTATCAACGGCTTCCTGTTCTTCAGCCCATTTCTTTCTGCTTATAGCTCTTTCTTCTTCGCTCTTACCACCATAGAACAAAGCGTCGTAAACAGCTCTTGCGTTGTTTACTCCGTCCTTTCCTGAGAATCTATCAACCTCTTTTTTATCGAAAAGCCATTTATAGTTCCGTGCAGAATTGTTCGTCTTGTTTCTCTTAACAGACTGAACTATAGGGTCTTTTAAATCTTTAAGTTCAGCAAGGGAAACTGGTCTGGAATAGTATTCCATTTGAGTTAGGACTTGATGTTCTAACTGTGATGGGGTGTATTTTACCCTATGTTCTTCTGGAGTCTTGTCGGGGTATTTTTCAACGCCCAAAGTTCGTTTAACGCCAAGAGGCAACGTTTTTACAAATTTCGGATCTTCAAAATCTCCTTTCTTCGCATGTGTCACCAAATCTGAGTAAGCGAGATTCTTCTTGAAGGAAACATGGTTTCTTGCGAAGGATTTACCAGCTTTTTTCTTAGATTCAACTGGGTCCGTCATTTCTTTAGCAACTTCTGCTTCAGAAAGAGGTTCAATTTTTTTCTTTCTTGTTCCTTTTTCGACGAGATTTACATCTTCTTCTAGCGTTCTAGCTAAAGAATTAACAGCTTGGATATCGGCAAAGATTTTATCTAATCTTGCAGATACTTTATCAAGAACTTCTGGAGATGCAGGAGCTGCGCCTGTAGCAATCTTTGTTAATTCGTTTTCTACCTGCTTAAGCTCTTCTTGTGCTATGCTCATCCTCTCGGAGAAAGCAGCTGATTTCCCTGCAATTTCTGGGAACGCAGAGAGTTTATCTCCTTCACCTATTACTCTTGAAATATTAGGAAGGACTCCTTTCAAATTTGCCTGAAGCACAGCTTCTGTTGCTTGCGTTGTCTTTGAAAGAAGACCTTCAAGAGTGGTTTGAGGCTTAGGCTCAGGTACAGATATAGGTTCTGTTTTAGGCTCAGTAGTTGGGACTAAAACAGGAGCTACATCCTTAACGCCTGGAGTAGGGTTTACCGCAGGAGAAGGAACAGACTGAGGAGCAACAATAGGAGTAAGAGTCAGCTTCGCCAGCCCATCAACCTTTGCCTTCGATTCTTGAATCTCTTTCAATTTCTGCTCGATAAGCGATTTCTCGCTAGAAATGTCTTGCGTAGGCTTTGCGGCAGAAGCAGAAGTAAAAGTTAGCGTTACTGGATTGTTAGCTTGAGCTTGTTGCGACTTCAAAGTCTGGGCGATAACAGCGTCCATAGTCGTAGTCGCTACAGGTTTGGCTGTAGCTATAGTCGGCTTCGTAGTCTTTTGCTTAACAACAGGAGGATCGACAACATTAGGCGTTGAAGCAGAAGCTTCTGACTCTGCTCCTTCTTTGTCAGCAGGTTGACAAAGAGATCTCCAAGTTTGCCTCTTCTTAGGAGTTTTGGGGGTAGAAGCTTTTTTCTTTCTTTCTTGTTCTTCTTCGCTCTTTTGAATTTCTTTCTGAAGGTTCGATATGACGTTTTGAGTTTGAGGGCCTTCAGGGTTGATGTTTTCGTCGTCTTGTAAGGACTGAGGTTTAATACCAGTTGTCGTAACAGGACCTTTGTTTTTGGCAAATTGCTCTGCAAGTTTGCTATTCGAGTTTAGGACCGCTGTAACAAAATTTTTGTTAATGTTTTTCTGAGCCTCGGTGATATTCTTTGTATATATCTCCTTTTGTTCAGGGGTAAGATCGGCAAATGCTCCTTCACCAGCTTTGATGTCAGATAGGGATTTTTCAAAAGCAGTATTGAAAAAACGCATCTGATTGATAAGAGCGTCTTTTAATTCTTGCTCAGGCAACTCATTCAAGTTCTTAAGCTCAGATGGTGTCGACGATGTATTATTAAACAAGTCGTTGTTGTCGAATAAGATCTCCCCAGATTTTGGTCTATACTGAAGTCTAGGCGCAGCTTCTTTAGAGAACAAGTTGTCCTCGCCTTGAGCAATTTTCAAGATAACATCTTGCTTTACGACAAAATCTCTATTACTATTAACCCCCCAACTCTTAAGGAATTTCGAGCTAGTAGGATCGAGAATATCAAAATCTCCATTATTAGTTCCCTTAGCAAAGTTTTTGCCTTCTTGAATCTTTCTGTACTGATTGCGGTTGAGGATGGACTTACGACCGTTCCCCATATCGACAATGTATTCCCCAGTGTTGGCAACAATAGTTTGCTTAACACCATTGAGTGGGAAGTTATCCAAGATAACAGGCTTGTCTTTACCTTGCGCACCACCTACACCATTTCTAATAGATGTAATTTCCTTGGTGATTGCGTCGTCGCCTGTAGCTAAGTTTGAAATTGACCCAGTTTTCTTAATTAGTTTTCTTGCTTGGTCTGATTGATACTCAATGCTTAATTGACCTACTGATTGTAGGTTTGGCATTGTTGACCTTACAAGCGCAGCGACTTTAGCTAGGTTTGTTGCTAGATTCTTGACTGAAAGTTCTTGAGCTTGGAATGCAGCGGCTACTTCTACAGCGACGTTTTGGATATCCGCTTCGCTTTTCATCATCACTCCTTGTAAATCAGCATGTTGCTGAACATACTGGAGAGTAGCTCTTTCGATTTCTTGTTGGAGCTTTAGTTGCTGATTCAATCCGAGGAAAGCTTCGGCGGAATTTTTAATTTGAGTAAAGGCGGTTGAAAAGCCTTTAACCAATACCGCTATACCAATGGCTAAGCCTGGACCTGTAATAACTTCCGAGATGCCCTGTAGAGCATATTTCAGCGCACCGTCGCTCATTGATTCGTTAATCAATTCAAGGACGGTGTTGATAGCCTTCAAACTTTCCTTTGCGTTATCTAGGAAAGCTGTGTTACCAAACGTTGAGAGAGCTTGCTGGCCAAGGGTTTTGAATTTCTCAATTTGAGCGTCGAGCGTGTCATTGAGAACTTCGTTCTTCATGTACGCTTCGGTAGTGGCGTTCTCAGCATTGCGCATGTTCTTTTCATAGTCAGAAGTGCCTTTGCTGACGAGTTTTTCGCCTTCATCGAGAGCTTTGTATTCCTTAGAATTCTTGTCTCTACCTTCTTTTTCTTGACTAATTTGTTTTAAGACGTCGATGCCACTGCGAGTTTCGCCGTTTTCCTTGAAGATTTTGACCTTAAGCCCCAGTTCATCAAATCTATTAGAGATTTTCTGCAACTGGTTTCTATCCAAGTCGTCAAGCGACTTACCCATGTCGTTTAAGAGAGCGATGGATTTGTCAACCTGGTACAAACCGAAGATGTCCTTCAGGAAGGTTGTTTTGAAACTGGCGTCTTTGAATGCAGGGTTTTCCTTAAGTGCCTTAGATAGGTTCTTAAGGATGTCCATGGTTTTGAGTAGCTCGCCGTTGTCAGAGCGGATTTGTACCCCTTGTTCTTCGAGCTTTGTCAACGCATTCTTTTCATCAAGAATACGTGTCATGATTGCCTTCATGGAGTTCCCGAGCTGACCACCTTGCAAACCTGTGTGAGCTTGCATAGCAGCAATAGCCGATGACAATTCTTTGAAGGATACACCTGCCGCTGTTGCTGCAGACGCAGATCGAGCCAAGCCTTTAACAATGGAGTCGGTCGATGCTGCTGTCTTCAAGTCGATTGCAGACAACGAGTTAAGAATCTGGCTAGAAGAAAGATCTTCGTTGTTGAAAGCGTTGATGGTTGCCGTAATACCAGAAATAGCTTCCCCTAAGCTAATACCTGTCAAACGAGTCATAATCATGGCGTCGTTTGTTCTGGAAATGACGTCGTTCATTGCCAAACCCTGACGAGAGAATTCTAGAGCGGCTTTGGTGGCATCTTTGAACGAAGTAGCAGAGTTCTTGGCAACATCGAACAACTGCTTACTATAGTCCGCCATGTCTTTTGTAGAGGCGTTGGTGATAACCTGTAGGTTCTTGAGAGATGCTTCAACTTCAATTGTCGAAGATACTAAGTCCTTAAACGCTTTACCAACACCACCGATGATAGCGGCGGAAGCACCGAACGCCAACACACGAGCGTTAGCGGCTTCCATGGATTTTTCGAATTCAGAGGCTTGCCCTGTAATACGCCCAAGAGGTTGGGAGAATTTTTCAAATGAGCTACCAATGTTTGCGAAGTCTCTTTGAATATTCCTAAACCCTGCAGAGAAGTTCTTCGCTGCGTTGGCCCCTTCCTGTCTTACTTGGTTGGGGTTAGACGTAATTGTTAGCTTGAGATTATTAGTTGCCTCTGCCATTTTTTATCTGAATTCTCTTTTGTAGTTTTACACCATAGGGGATAGCTTAGCCCTGAAGCTTTGCTAGTTCTTCCATGTTCATTTTTCCGCCATTACGCTTCATAGCTTTGAGCAGACTGAATTGTTGAGTGTCTGGCTCAAGTTGTTCCAAGTCCTCCTTGGTTGCACCCACATAAGCCACCTGGGTTGGTTCATCGCCTGACGAGCCACCCTTGAGTTCTGAGTTGTACTTCCTGTTTTCCTTACGAACGAACGCAAGCACCTTTTCGTAGTCGTGGGAAATAGAATCTGGGACTTGGTAGTTCTTGAAGATGTTCGTGTAGATCTTCGCCAAGCTGATAAGACGTACCTGGAAAGACGATAGTCCAAAAACGTTCTTTCCGAAGAAAGCCGATGGGTCTTCTGCAATGATGAGGTAGGATGAGAAAAAGTGGCTAGTCACAAGTTCGTTCATTGCTGGCTCGCTAATCTTCTCTCTAACCGCCTTAAATGCCTTAAAAAGGGCTTCTACGTCCTCTGGCTCTAGTTCGTCCTCCTCCTCCTTAGAAAACGCCTTCTGGGTGCATTCTGGGTCCTTGTAGAAGAGAGAGAACACAAACTTCTCATAGCTCTTAATGTCAGCGAAGTCTTCTGCGGTCCGACCAAGTGCTTCTCGTCGGTCGGATTGCATACGGTTAAGCCTAATAGTTTCCTTGTCTACTAGGCGTTGTTGCTTCTTTTTCTGGGAAGGCAAAATGAGTTTGTCTCTCGTGAGGGTGAGAGATTCGACGAAGCCTTTTTGTTCTTTGAGGGCAATTTCTTCTTTGTCGCTCCACGCTCCATGCTTGATAGCTTTTGCAAGTGCGGTTTTTTCGTCGGGAATTCCCATAGCGACGTATTCTCTGATGTAGTCCTTGGCGTGTTCTACGACGATGGATTTTTCGTAGTCTTTGTAGTGCAATACGTATAAAGGCACGCCACAAACCTCTACTCTTGAGTATCCGTTGACTATTTCCCTTAAAAGTTCCGAGGCTTCTTCTTCTGTCATCCTGTAATGATTACAGAAAAAGGGCTTACTAGTTGCCCAGTAAGCCCTTCTCTGATACGTGATGTGTTGTTTTATTCTATGTGAGTGTCATCTCACACTTCTTCAATGCGGTTCTTTTTCACTGGCTTTGTAGACGTCTTTGGTTTAGCCGTGGTCTTCTTCGGTGTCCGCTTGGCAGAAGGCTTTTTCGCAGGAGCTGGCTTTTTAGCATCTTCATCCGCAGTTTCTTCAACTGGTTGGGCGTCAGGTTCTTCAGCCACAGTTGGTTGTTCTTCTGCTGGAGCTTCTTCGGATGCTTGCTCAGCTTTTTCTTCAATCTTAGAGTTGTAGAAGTCTTGTGCAAAATTTTGGTTTTCGGCATCTTCTTTTTCATTGTCTTCCAAGATTTCTACTTCACGTTGGTAGTCTTCCTGGGTTTCCAAGTCCTTGCGGTAGTAGAACAGGCCATAGACCTTGAGAGCCTTCTTGGCAATCTTGTCGTAGATGGGGTCGCCTGAGTCTTCCAATTCGTACAAGCGTTCGACTTGGTCGTCGTAGCTCATCTTCTTGGTGACTGGGTCTACTGGTACGTCGTATAGACCTTGGAATTGCTTTTCTCCTTCGAGGCGGTATTGAGTACCCTTAATGATGAAGTAACGGAATTTGTAGTTTTCCGCCATGTTGTCGGCTGTACTACGGAACAAAGATTCGTACTCGGTTTCAATTTCCTTAATACGGAGGGTTGTGTCGCCGAATTCCTTTGTGAGAGCTTGGAGTTCTTCGTAGTATTCCTTTTCTTCTTCCGTCATTGTTTCTGGCGTCTTGTCCTTGAGGACGAAGGCGAGGTACTGGAAGCGGTTAGGAATTTCTCGGTAGCGTTCGTAGAGTGAGGCGAGTTCCTTGAAAATTTCGTCGGTGTAAAGACCACCTGTATCGCAATACTTCTTGTAAATCATCTGCTTTGTCATAATGCCGTCTTCTAGGCACTGTGACATCTTTCGAGCATAATGACGTTCGGACTCTTCAATGTCGCTACGTGTCGGACGCAAAAATTGCACTTCAATCAAGTTGACGGCATCTTGCATCTTGGTACGTGTGATTTTGTCGCCTGTTGCAGGATCGACTTCTTCGATACGTACTTCCTTGGTCGTTGGCTCTTCTACCGTGAAAGAGTACAAGACTTTTGGCTTTTTGGTGGAACTAAACATACGTAAGGGTTTTCTCTCTACATGATTACACAGATAGCCTATAGTCCGTTCTTCCAAGTGAAAATACTTAGGACTATCAGCAAACCTACTCCGATTCCAGAGCAGAAAAATAGGAATAAAATAAAGATTCTAACTAAAACGACAACCAATCGGTTGCTCTCTTCTAACTCTTCTACAAGTGGGGATTTTTTGGGGTTCATAATTCGCCAATCGACGGCTTGGTTCTGTCGGAGATTTTTTTCAACAGTACCATCAAATCTTTCAGCTCGTCAACTGCGCATAGGGTGTCCTCGGTTATTCTGGAAAATTTTCCTTTCTCGTCGGCGTCTTCGATTTTGGTTACGTGGGAGGATAGCTTGGTGATAAGTTTTCTGTTCTCGATCGTTGCGTAGAGCTTCGTCACCGCTCGGTGGATTTCAAAAACTTGGATTTCTGGGTTTTGGTTATCGTTGTCAAGAATCATGGTTTCTTTCTATCTTACACGGCAAGCCGTGTAAAATCCTATGACCATGAGAAGAATAGGAAGAGGCACTTTTGCAGGGTTAGGCAACCAACTCTACGAAATTTCGGCATTGTATTGTTTAAGCAAGGAGCTTGGCTTTCGGTGCTTTTTTGAAGAAGGGCAGTTAAACGGTTCTCATTCAAGAGTTCACGACGCTTACATCCGCAGAATTATCCATGACAACTTCCCTATCGGCACATTTGACTGGGATAAACCTGTCCATCACTGGTGGTTTGACCCTTGTCAATATGACGCTTTTATAGACTGGGCTGGGGCTTCTGATACGGATATTAGAATTTCTGGGTGGAATGGTCCTCCTGCAACTATAATGCAAAAATACAAGGAGGACTTGTGGAACATCTTTTCTATCCTTGTTCCTCATACTGTAGATACAGAGACGCTCGGTCTACATTTTCGCTGTGGCGACTATGAGTTCTATAACATGGGGCATCTTATCTTTACTGGCTCGTCTTTGGGAAAAATTCTCACCTGGTGCTATAAGCACGATATGCCTAGAAAGGTTAAGGTTTATACAGAAAGCCCCGACCGATGGGAAAAGGCTCTTGAAAGCTCTAATGACTATACGCCATACAAAGGTTGTTTCCAGTTTGAGCTTGTTGTCGAAGACGATCTGGCGACGTTCTTCAAAATGGCATCTCACAAGTATTTTGTTCCGTCGGTTAGTACATTCTCTGAATGGGCAATATTCTTGGGAGACGCCGCTCAAAGCGACCGAGTTATCTGTCCAATTCGGGCGATTATGAGTAATTGTGGTACTGACCCTGTTTCAACTCTTGACTGGGGCAAAGATAGACTTTTAGCCCTTAAACTCTAAGAAAGTGAATCTTCAAATCACAAAAGACTACGACTGGCGAACTGAGCAGTTGGTCGTTTTTTTGACTAGCTATTCCCACCCTCTTTTTGAGTCTAAGTACGATGTTCTGAGATTTAAGTTCGATATGTATGACATCCTCATTATGCTTGATGAGGTAGAGGATATCATCGATCAAGCTTTTAAGACAATGCCAAAACTTAGAACAGTTATTGTTTTGGGCATGTGCAAGGATAGCGTCGCAGGACTCGAACTCACAAATAGGCTTTTAAGCAATGAGAAGTACCGTGGGAAACTTCGATTCGGGTTTGTTGGCATGATTACCTACGACCTTTCGGCTACTTGTTCTTTGCACCCTGCTTTGCCTAAAATTAGCACCTACATGGATACTATCTCTAAAGAGCCTTACAAGAGTCTCCTTGCTAAATATGGCAATACTGAACAGGCAATTGCTCGGATTAGAAAAATAGACCCTGGCTATCATCCTGCCATTATCAATTGTTATTCTTTCAACGCTAGCAACACATACGACGTAGAGAATAACAACAAAATTTCTTATCTCCTTGATGAATGGTGGTCTCTCAAAGCTCCTGGTGATTTAGAGGAGAGATTTGCTCATCGGCACGTACACATCAATTTGTTGGAGAGGACAAACAAATTCTCTGAAATGTTTGATGAAGCCTTCCGCATCACTGAAGGAGGCGAAGTCACCAAACAACACTATAGGCTTTTCATATGAATCTAGCTATAGGCAAAAACTACCACGGAGATTGTAAGCAGTTAGTTGTTTTTCTCACTGACTGGTTTACGTTATCGGCAGAGCTTTTCGATGTCGTCAATGTTTCCTACGTGAAATGGGAGTCATTGCTCATGCTCGACGTTATCGAAGAAAAGATAGCTGAAATTTTTAGTTCTTTGCCTAAGCTTGAGACGGTTGTGTTTATGGGGTTCTGCAAGAATAGCGTCGCCGCAATCGAGATGGCAAACCGCTTTATCCGCAATCCTAAGTTCAACCAAAAAATTCACTTCGGGTTGATGTGTCAATTTGGCGAAAGCTTCAAAGATAGGAATTTCAAGAGTGTCTACAAAGACAAAATCCAGTCCTACCTCAACGTCAAAGATGACCCTGAGTATATACCGTTTTTTGAGAAATACGGTAGCGCAAAGGAGAGGCTTGAGTTCTTTAGACAAGCTCCTGTTGATTATACGCCTGGCGTTATTGCTGTGTACTCGTATGGAGATGTCTACCTTTCTGACGAACGAGTTTGTGTTGGCTTGGATAGCGTAGTCGATAAGATATATTCTACGAAAGCTCCTGACTCTTTTAGAGAGTCTCTAACTCACGTGCTTATTCAGAGAGCTATTGTTTCTAGCGTAACCGAATTTATGTGGTTGTTTGAGGAGGCGTTCAAGCTTTCTGCTGAAGGTAGTAAGTCTGAAGGTAAAGCTGTTTGGAAGGAAATTTCCCTGTCGGACTCTGCTATTAGGAGATGCCTTGCGTAGTTTTATCAATTACGTTTGATAAAAAGGCTGTTTTTAGCGGTTTTGTCATTCATGATTGATGAATTCTCGGTGTAAATTCTAGCATCATGGAAAAATATCTCTACGACAAAATCGGAGTAGTCAAAGACCCGACTGAAGGCGATATGGATATTGCGGACTTAAAGGGGTATATTAAGTTTAACGTAGAGAATTTTACAGCTCCTCGTTATGGGAAAAATCTTACCTTTTATGTCTTCAGTAACCTGGATAATGGCGTGTCTGTGACCTTTGATAAAGCTGATACGACGGCATCTCTCTATTCTGTGGATTTAGAGGGTAGCTATTACAAGCACGTCTTCAGAATTACTGTAGGCAAGAATCCTGCGCCAACCACTAGAACTATCACAGGTACAGTAAGTTTGAACGTGCCTGATAAGGGCAAACTTGACGGTAAAATCACTATCTACCAACACGCTGGCGTGGACGATTGATGAGTTCAATCTTTTTCTCTAAAGTCACAGGGGAGTATATCTTAGCAATTCCTAAATGTGGGTGGAGTCTTTCAAAGCGGTCGAGGAATCAAGATGGCTCTCCTTGCTTGAGAGAATTGCCGTTCCGCCAAGAAATTTTCTATTGTCACGGCATCCTTGTTCGTGAGCCTGTTGCAAGATTCAAGTCTTGTATTAGGGACAAATTTGTCCGCCAAGGGAAGAAATATGCTGGCTCTCATGAAGTCAAAGCAATAGCTGCTAGCTTTGGTATTCAGCCTGAAGAGGTCTGTTTGATGAGCATCGACGACATCTTGGATAGAGTAGAAGATTCTATCCCTAAGCTAAGATATGGCTCAACTAAGCTATATAAAGGAGTTCTCAATGAACATCTTCAGCCTCAATCATACCAAGTCAAAGAATACGCCGACGTCGATATGTCTACTAGGCTTCGAGATATTCGCCATGACAAGGCTTGGCTTTCAGAGCTAGGAATAAACACTTGTATTAGATTCAACAACACCGAGGGAATTAGATTCCCTTTAACAGAAGCCCAAGAAGCTAGAATTAAATACCTCTATGCCGATGACGTGGCTCTGTACGAGAAATACAAAAGGCAAGTAGATTACGGAGAGATTCCTTTTCCATAAACTGAGGTTAGGAGGTTGGTTTTGTTCTTTTTTAGCAAGAAGACAGGGGAGTGCGTACTCGCAATATACAAGTGCGGTTGGAGTTTGATGAGACGGTCTGTTTCTTCAGACAACCAACCTGTTATGGAAAAGTTGGAGGGATGCAACTTTTATACTCACGATATCCTTGTCCGTGACCCAGTAGAGAGGTTTATCTCATTCTACAAAGATAAAGTCGTTCGTGGTGGTGACTGCGAGTGCCTTCAAAGCTTATGTAAAAATTTTAGCCGATCTCCTGAAGAGGTTAGGCGCATGAGTATCGACGAAATTCTTGATGAAGTGGAGGAAAAATTGCCTGCGCTTAATTCGTCGGCATGTAATGAAATTCTCAATAATCACTTAGCCCCACAGCAATACATCATTAACACGTACGGACTGCACGACGAGAACACGAAGCTTCGTGACATCCGCTACGACATTGAGTGGCTAAAGTCTCTCGGCATTAACCCTCAAAATTTTTATAACAACACGTCCAACGTTCTTTGTTACGTGACGAAGCGAGAGAGGCAGAGAATAGCCTCTGTATACAAAGACGACGTCATTCTTTACGAAAAATATAAAAACCAAAATGATTATACTACTCACAGGCAAATCTGGCTCAGGTAAGACAACTCTCGGCAAGGCAATTTGTGAAAGAGTTGAGAATTCTTGCTTGTTGGATGGGGATGATTTAAGAGCGACGGTCGATAAAGACTTAGGCTTTACAAAAGAGGATATTGCAGAAAGATGCCGACGAGTTGGCAAGTACGCAAGATTCAGAGAATCAATGGGGAGCAGTTTGGTTGTAATAACTATCATTGCGCCACTCCTTGAGCCTCGGCTTGAATTAAAAAGACGCCATAATGTAATAGATTTTCTCATCGAGCAAAGTGGCGTTGAAGAACGAGACGCTAAAGGCTTATATAAATCTGGTAAAGCTATGCCTTACGAGAAAGGAGAGCCTGATTTTGTTGTTTGTGTGGATGGAAAGACTGTTTCACAATGCGCTGATTACATATTAGAAGTCTTGGGTTTTTGAGTACCTCCGAGAACGTAAGTTCTGGGTTTTGTGTAAAAATTTTTATAGCCCTCCCCGGAAAACCCAATAGCCGAGAAAGTTGAGTTCCGGACTCAAGTTTCTCAAGATGGTTTGGTTGGTGGCTCTCCGCATACGGGAGGGTATTTTCTGATACGCCATGGCTTTTGAAAGATACATAGACGTCCCCATTCACATTATTGTGGATGAAGAGAAGAAATTCGTTCTAGCGAAGGACTTCCAATTGAGCAACGCCGCTCAAATCAACCAATACCGCTTGCTCGGTAAAAAGGTAAAGTCGAAGAACTATACCCCAACTGGCAATCTCACAACGCAGGTGACCATGAACCTGTACGTGGACAACACGTTGGATACGTATCTTTTCTTAGCCAAGTGCGTACAAAATGAAGACGGTTTCTCGATGACCGTCGGTGATTCAGAGTTCAACTACTGCTACGTGGACTCTGTGCAATTTTCTGTTTCACCATTTACGCCTGTGATTCTCGCAATGCAGGTGACTTGCTGTGACGTCCAATCAGAAGGGTTGATTCCTTCTACAGAGATTAACTCTGCTTCTTTTGACCTCGCCAACGGTGCTAAGTCAACGTTTAAGGCTGTCGATGAAGAAGGCAACGAACTGCCTGTCCTTGAAGCTAATGTGTCCATTGCAGGGCAACGCCAAATCTACTACTCACCTGGTAGTACTATCCCTATGAGGGATACGCTACAAAACTGTGAATTGACTGTAGATTTGAAGCTAGGTGGCATCGGCAAGTTTGTTCAATACGACGTCTCTAACACAAACATTTCAGTGGACTTTACCATTAACACTCTGACTGGAGAACGGTGTTTCGGGATTGCTGACATTCTGTCTGACCCAACCATTCTCAACGAAGACGGCAAAATGGAAATGGTCGTTCAACAACAAAGCCTTTCTATGGAAGAAGGCGGATTCCTTTCGGGGAGCATAACACTCAAAGCAATTCTTTTCTAAGAGATGGGAGTTCATTACTGTAGAAAATGTGGCAATAAGATGGAGTATACGTACTCTAAGCCAAAATTCTGTAGCTCCTGTGGCGCATCTCAAGAAAATGCAACCGCAGAAACTGCTACTGCATCTCGTAACCCATATCAAGAGATGCTTGCCAAAAAGCGCAATCAACAAGAAGGCATCGAAGAAGATTCCCTTGTCGTGGATAACAATATCCATATGTCCTCAAGCAAGATTCATGCGCTTGCTTCCAAATTGAACGTTGAAGTCTCGGACGCAGGGGAGGGCATCGGTCGAATAATTCATCTATGACGAAGCCCTCTGCCCCACAACCCAATTCTCCTAAACGCCCAACGTACGAAGAGTGTTTCCCGAGAATCGACGCTGTTATCCAAAAAAACTACAAGAGATATCATCTCAACGGTTTGTTATGGATGGACTGGGAAGACGTCCAACAAATTATACGACTTCACATTTTCAAAAAGTGGCATCTCTGGGACCCAACCAAGAAGTTGGAGCCATGGGTTAATGTCATTACTATCAACCAAATCCGCAACATTATCCGCAACAACTGGACAAACTTTGCTCGCCCTTGCTTGCGTTGTGAATTTTTTGATGGTGATGAGAACTGTGAGAAAAACCACGATGGTCGAGTATCACGTGAATGTCCGCTCTACAAGAAGTGGATGGATACAAAGCGTGCCGCTTTAGACTTGCGCATTTCTAACTCATTGACTGGTAGAGAAGAAGAACTCTCTCCTGCCATTGAGCAAGAAGGCATGGATGCAATCATCATGGATGAGTACTTCGAGTACATGTACAAGACGTACGACCCCATTGATGTGTTCATTCTTTATGAGACTTTTGTAACGGCAACTCCTGAAAAGGAAATCATTGCCAAGATTCAAGATAAATACGACGTGATTATCACTCTTACCAACTTGAGAGAACGTCGTCGTGCTATCAAACCGATCGGCATTGAAGTCTTGAGGAGCTTTCCAAACAACATAGGAGAAAACTAATATGTCTGAAGAACCTCCTAAAAAAAGAGGGCCAGGACGCCCACGAAAGCCCAAACCTTTGAATCCTGGTCCTAAGAGAGGTCCAGGAAGACCTCGTAAGGTACAACCTGAACAGGATGCGCCAAAGTCGGGCGCAGGTCTGGGCGTGGCTATTAGCCAACTTGCTGCTTTCAAAAAGGCGTTCGGTAGTGATGAACGTGTCGAGCTAACACAAGCTCAAAAAAACCTCATTGACGCTAGCATTTCCGACGTCTTTGACGTGTGCGAACTTGCGCAATTTGTTTTTGACGACTCGTCATTGCTGAATTCTGATGAAGAAGTCCGTGCAATCAAGCGTTACCTCATTGACCGTAATGACGTTAAGCCGATTGAAAACCGCACGCTCCTTGAGTCTATCTCTGATGATGAGAAGGACTACTACGACTTTACTCCAGAGCAAGAATCTTTGATTGTTGAAGAAGCTCAGTCTGGGTCGTCTATCGTGACCATTGCAAAGCTTGTTTTCCCTGGTGAGGACAATAAGTACTATGCGCCATTAGGTAGAGCTTGCCGTCGAATTCTCTACGTCTTACGCAAGAATCGTATTGACCCTAAAACCGTCCGTGAAGGTGGTCTCTTGCTTGAATACCGTCCTTCTCGCACGAAGAATCAAGCGGTAAGAAAGGTTGTTCTCGCTACAGGCTCGCCTCTCGAAGAGTCGATGCTTACTCGTAATGAGTCTCTTGGCATAGATAAGATGATTCGCAATATGGCGACTGCTCGATTTGTCAAGGTGATGAATGGTTATCCAGACGCCACTGACCGAGAAATTTTCGAGCAAGAGTTTGTCCGTCAAACCTGGAACAAACCTGACCTTACGCCAGAAGACGTCAACTTGTACATTCTTCTCTGCAAGAACGTTACCTACTTGGAAACTTTATCCTCGCAAAAGACTAAGCTTAATATGCTTATCGATAACTTGGATGAAGACCAAGAATACTCACGCAACCTCTCGGACTCCATTAAGACGCTCGATAAGGCTTACCAAGACTGCTCTAAGTCGATTAAAGATTTAACTAAGGAACTTCAAGGTAACCGCCAAGAACGTCTTAAAAAACAAAACCGTGAAAACGTCAATATCCTCAACATCGTTGAGGCTTGGAAGGACGAGAAAACAAGGCGTGAAATGATTGCTATCTCCAAGAAGCGTAAACAAGTTGTCGCCGAAGAGGTGGACGAATTCGCAGAAATGGATGAATTTACCGCACGAATCCTTGGCTTAAGGAAGGAAGACGTATTATAATACACCCATATGATGCGTTGTCAAATCTGCGATAGAGAATTTGAAGATCGTAAAGAACTTCATAAGCACATTAAGTCGGAACATAGTGTTTTAGTTAAAGATTACTATGTGGCGTACTACCCTCGGAAGTGTCCATACTCTGGACTCACCATTGAGTACAAAAACTACGACGAATACTTCTCTACCTTCTTTTTCTGCGACAAGTACGCAGATGACTACTTCCGCACGAAGTGGAATACAAAGGAAGCTCGTGATTTGACCATTGAAATCTTCCGCAACCGCATTGAAAAGAAGAAGTTACTCCACGCTCCAACGTATCTGGAACTGAAGTCGCTTCAACTTCCTTCTCTGAAGCTTATCACCAAGATGTTTGGTAGCTATGGGGAGTTGTGCAAGATTGTGGGGATTCCTCTCCTCTTTAAGAACAGGATGCCAGCTGAGTTCAATAACGACTACTCCAACGTGGAAATTCTTATTGATACTCGTGAGCAACGCCCATTGACTTTCAATAATTGCCGTGAGGTAAAGCTTGATACAGGCGACTATACAGCAGGTGGTGAGTTTTTTACTCATACGTTTGTTGATAGAAAGTCTGAGGGTGATTTTAAGGGCACTCTCTCTGGTGGTTATGAGAGATTCCGTAGGGAACTCACTCGTTGCCGTGAACTGGGAGTGTTTATGTTTATCGTTGTTGAAGCGTGGTTTGAAGACCTCGAGAGGAACAACCGCTTCAAGCCACATCGTTGTAACTTGGATTATGTCCTCCACAACATGCGAACGCTTCAGCATGACTTCTACGACTGTTGCCAGTTTGTATTCTCAGGCAATAGGTCGAACAGTCAAAGACTTATTCCAAAACTGGTAGCTCTAGGAGACAAAGTCTGGGGCGTTGACATCCAGTACTATCTCGAAAATTAGCATGTGGGAAGAAGGCTCTCAGAATAGACCAAAACATAAGGACGTACTCGCTGAATGTGAGGCATTAAAAGGTTATCTCGATGATAGAAAAGCAATGGTGTCGTTGGTGGAATTCCTACGGAATGACCCCACCTTCGCTGCCAACCTGCTGTTAGGCGTTAAGTTGTTCCCTTTCCAGCACATGCTGATTAAAGGGATGTTCAACACAGACTACTTTCTGGGAGTCATTTCTCGTGCTGCTTCTAAATGCTCAGAGGAAAATTCTTTAGTCATTACCGACTCTGGGCTTAAGAAGATTATCGATGTTGAAGTCGGTGAAAAAATTCTTTCTAAGGAAGGCTACAACCTGGTCGAAGGTAAAACCGTCAATCCTAAGGAAAAAACGTACAAGCTTGTCACTAAAAGTGGCTATGAAACTGAAGGTCTGGACTACCATAGGGTATTAGTTCTTAACCCCGATCTCTCCTTTGACTGGAAGTTTTCTAAAGACGTCAAGCCTGGTGAAGTCCTGGTGATGAAGCGTGGGGAAGCAGAATTCCCTGAACAAGGTTGGGACTTCCGCCAAGAGTTCAATCCTGAAGAAAATGTCGGTCGATCTAACTTCAATCCGCTCAATGCTTCTCTCGAAGAGTGGTACTACTTTTTCGGACTATACATAGGCGACGGCTATTATACACCTAGCGACTGTACAGTTACAAATCAGGAGCCTGAAATCATTGATTTCCTCGTTCAGTTCTTCGAGAAGATAGGGTTGTCACCTAAGAAAATTCGCCGTGAGACTGTTTCTGAAACGTATAACGTTACGGTTTACAGTGTAGACTTCTCTCATTTCCTTACAAAGGTCGGATTTAGCCCTTGTAGGGCGTTTCAGAAGGTCTTGCCATATAAGTTCACCAACGCCTCTAAAGCCTGTTTATCGGAGTATCTGAAGGGCTTGTATGATACAGACGGTTATTGTTGCACCAAGACTGGTAGAAAGACTGTCTCGCTCGGCTTTACTAGTTGCTCGTATGAGTTGATTAAGCAGACTCGCTCGCTCCTGCTCATGATGGGTATTTCTTCCAACACGAAGGTTTGTTTCCCTGGTGGTGAAGCTACTTTCTCTAATGGCAAGAAGTACAATTGCCGTAAGGCGTGGTGCTTGTACATCTATGGCTCAACCAACCAACAAAAATTCTATGAATGCGCAGGGTTTAGAGTCAAACGTAAGCAAGAAACTCTTGCCCTCGCCTATGACGTTGATTCTTGTTTTTGCGATGGCGTTCCGTTCGTTGGTGACTACCTCCGTGAGAAGTTCAATAAGAAAGGCTTCTCTTTCTTCTCTGATGGCAAGAAAACGTCGTTCCATTTTAGCAAGAATACCCCTAAGAAGAGTCTCCGAAATTTTGTTGTCGAAGCTAAGGCTCGGCATATCTTAGACGAGTTAGACGAGACTAAGTTTGATACTCTCGCAAGAGAAGATTTGTTCTTTGAGCCTGTCGCCGAAGTTATCGAAGGTGAGGCTGTAACGGTTGACTTACAAGTAGCCTCTGAACATTGTTACGTCTCGGATGGTGTTATCAACCACAACTCTTTCACAACAGCTATTTTTGCCGCCTTGTACGCTGTTTTCGAGCCTGGAGTAAAGATCGGCATTATGTCGGCTTCCTTCCGTCAGTCTAAGACGATTATCAAGAAGCTCGAAGATATCATGCTTACACGTGAGGCTTCTCTGTTTCACCAAGCTGTTACTCAAGGTAAGATTCAAAAATCGACCGACCAGTGGACCATTGACATCGGTAGAAGCTCGATCTCGGCTATTCCTCTTGGTGACGGCCAGAAACTCCGTGGCTTCCGTTTCAACGTGGTTATTGTTGACGAATTCTTGCTGATGCCTGAAAGAATTTTCAACGAAGTTATCAAACCGTTCTTGGCTGCTAATGCCGACCCTGTCGCCATTGCACGTACGAGAGCTATTGAAGACCAGTTGATTGCTGAAGGCAAGATGAGGGAGGAAGAACGTATGAAGTTCTCCTCTAACAAAATCATCATGCTCTCATCGGCAGGATTCAAGTTCGACTACATCTACAAGGTCTACTGTGAGTACGAACGTATGATTACCATGGACAAAGAAAAGCGTGACGTCTCTGATGATGTGAGTCGTGCAATTTTCCATACGTCGTACAAGATTATTCCTAAAGCTATTTACGATGAGAAACTCATCAATGAATCTAAGGAAACAATGTCTGAGAGTCAGTTCGCACGAGAATTTGGCTCTGTATTCACGGACGACTCTTCGGGGTACTTCAAAATGTCCTCGATGATTCGCTGTACTCTTGAAGAAGGTGATGGGCAATCCGTGGAAATCTACGGTGACCCTAAAGCCAAATATATCTTAGCCTTTGACCCTTCGTGGTCTGAATCTGAAGCATCCGACAACTTTGCTATTCAAGTCCTTAAACTCGACGAAGAAAAAAAGAACGCCATTCTTGTTCATGGATACGCTATTCCTGGTACTCCTCTTACTAAGCATATTAAGTATTTCAAGTATCTCTTGGATTCTTTCAATATTGTAGCCATTGTAGGTGACTACAACGGTGGTGTGCAATTTATCAACTCTTGTAACTTGTCACAGGAATTCAAGGACGCAAAACTTGAACTCAAGACGTTTGAATTCGACGCTGAAGATATGACGGCTTACAAGGAGGAACTCGCCAAGTTAGTCAACGTCTATAACTACGAGGATAAGAGAATCTGTCACTTACGTAAGCCTAGTTCACAGTGGATTCGACAAGCGAACGAAAAATTGCAGTCTGCTTTTGACCACAAGAAGATGTTGTTTGCGGCAGCTGCGGTTGGAGATGAATTCCGTGCGATGTGCAAGCACCAAATCCCAAACCTTGACGAATTCCGCTTCTGTAAGAACATTGATAACCCCACCATTGTCGATTTCATCGAACGCCAGAAAGAAGTCGTGGAGGCTACCAAAAATGAATGTTCGATGATTAACCCTCGCCAGTCTGCTACAGGGACGCAGATTTTTGACCTTCCAGAAAACTTGCGTCACAGCCAGTCTCCTAATAAGCCAAGAAAAGACTCCTATTCAGCTCTTGTGTTAGGAAACTGGATGGCGCAGGTGTGGTTTGACATGCAAGACTTTGATGGCGTTTCTTATGGAGCAACGTTTACGCCGTTTATTATCTAAAAGTTAAAAGTACTTTGAAAGTCACTTTGCTGACTTTCTGTGTAAAAAAGGGTATGCCACGTAAGTACGAAAAACGCTCTCCGTACTGGAATCAGCGTAAAGGCGAAAGTAACGCATCTGTTGAGAGTCAAGAAGCTCGGCTTGCCTCTTTCTTCCCACAAAGTTTTGGTGAAGCTTACGCAGAACAATTCCCTGAAGATACCACATCTCGCCGTGGTACTAATGGAAGAAGCTCGGCTATCGGTAAGGAACGCTTCCAGTTCTCTCAAATTAAGAACGCTCTCTTGCCTTACGAACTTAACTCACGTGGTGGGTTCTACGAGATGAGGGAGGCGATAGATGTCGTTCAACGAGCATATTCTTCTGTGGGTCTTGTTAGAAATACTATTGATATTCTTTCTGAGCTTACTGATGAATCTATTTTCTTAGAAGGCGGTAGTAAGAAGTCGCAGAATTTCTTTAGGGCATGGTTTGAAACAATTGGACTCGACGCCATTAAGGAACAGTTCTTTAGAGAATTTTACCGATCGGGGAATGTGTTCGTGTACTCGCTCTTCGGCGACATTTCCTATGATACTTTCGGTAAGTACCCACGTGGCTCGACGTCTCACAAAGTTAAAATTCCGATTAAGTACACGCTCCTTAACCCCTACGACGTTGTTTGTGATAGCTCTTCTAATTTTTCCATTCGTTCGTATGGTAAAATTTTCTCTAAGCAAGACTTCCTTCGCTTAAAAGACCCTCAAACTGACAACGACAAGAATTTCAAAAAATCCCTGCCTCCCAAGATTCAGGCAATGTTTAACTCTGGGTTCTATACTGGAGAAACTAATTATCCGCTTGAATGGTCGAGGCTCTCTGTTTCTTTCTATAAGAAGCAAGATTATGAGCCATTCGCTATCCCCTTTGTGTGGCCTGTCCTTCGTGACGTTAACATGAAGTTGGAAATGAAGAAGCTCGATACCGCTATTATGCGTACGATCGAGAACGTCGTTCTTTTGATTACCGCTGGTACTGAGCCTGCTAAGGGTGGCGTCAATCCTCAAACCGTGGGTTGTTTGAAGGAAATGTTCCAGAATGAGAGCGTCGGTCGTGTGGTTGTGGCTGACTGGACGGTTAAGGGTGAGTTCATTATCCCTGACCTAAAGAAGGTCCTCGGTCCTGAAAAGTACGAAATTCTCAACCAAGACATTAAGGAAGGTTTGCAAAACGCCTTGGCTATGGAAGGTACTTACTCTGGTATTTCTGCCAAGATGAGAATTTTCCTTAAGGGCTTGAATGTTGCTCGTACGCACTTCCTCAACGACTTCCTTATTCCACAAATGGAACTTATCGGCGAACGTCTTGGCTTTAAGTCTGTTCCTGTGCCTAAGTTTAAGGAAATTGACTTTGAAAACGCCGAGTCTATGCAACGTGTAGCTTTGCGCCTCTATGAATTAGGCGGTTTGACTCCTCAACAGTTGCTTCAATTCTTCGAGACTGGTGCGTATCCTGAAGCCGACGAAGTTGACGACTCTCAAGTCGCATACATCGAAAAACGTAAGGATGGCTACTATAACCCGATTGTTGGTGGTGTGCCTATGATTAGTTCTCGCTCTGAAGAAGAACGTATCAAAATTTCCAAGGAGCAAATGGAGCTTGACCAAAAGAATACTGACCGTCAGTTCCGCTTGCAGAAGGAACAAGCTAAGCAACAAGCGGAAAATCCACAGCCTGCTGTTCCTAGCAATACGCCTAAAGTTTCTACAACAACCAAGAAGAAGAGTGCGTCTACTCCTAAGTCTAGTGAAACGACTAAAGTTCCTGGACAAGCTGGGCGTCCTTCTGGTGCAAAGACTAGCTCCGCTTCCTATGAAATGAGCAAGGTTACTGAAACCGTCCACGCTTTTGATGAAGCTTATAACATCATGGAGCAAGCTTACATGGAAAAGACTGGAGTCGATGAACTTTCCGAAGAACAGAAAAAGTCGCTCTATAGCAATATGACCACGGTTGCTTGCCATTTCACTAAGGAGGAATGGAATGAACAGGCTATTGCGGCTGTTCTTCATCCTGAAACGCTGTTGACGATGGATGTATCCCCTGAAGTTTATGAAATTATGGCTCAACACGAAGGTCTGGGCGACTGGGGTGCTATGATTCTTCGCAATAGCAAGTAAACTCGTGTAATTACTATATAAAATGTACTCGATCGCATACCTTCCGATTGGCTTTAAGTGTTGCAAGGTTGCCGAAGAATTCGTTTCTACTGCTTCCAAGGAACTATCTTCCTTAGTTCCTCCTGGAGTAGATTTTCACTCTAACTCAGATTTGTTCGGCGTAACGTTCGATGCTGCTGTGGTTGGTGTGTTTAATAAGAACGATGACGGTGTTCGAGCAGACGACGCTCTCGCTAAGCTCTCGACCTTCATCCATAAGCCTTGTAATTATGGACACAATACTGATGTCGTTGTTGGGCATATCCTCAATTATGGATGCTCAGAATACAAGGGAGAAAGAATCCTCTCTGAAGAAGAGGCTCGGAATCTTGGAGTTTTTGACATCTCTCTCTTTGCTGTAGTCTACAAGCGTTGTAATGAAGCTTGGCGTGTGATTAACTCAACCCACGCTAATTTCCCAGAGTTCAAGGGTATTAGCGCAAGTTGGGAAGTCGGTTTTAACGTGTTCGACATCGCTATCTGCGCTGATGATACGACGACTATTGCTGAAGCTGAAATTGTAACCGCTGAAGACGATCGCTTCACAGATCTCTCTTTCCGACTTCGTGCGTTTGGTGGCTCTGGTATTCTTCCCGATGGTCGCAAAGTCAAACGTGTTCTTAAGAATATAACTTTCCTTGGAATCGGCTTTACGGAACGTCCTGCAGCTGACGTTGACCCTGTCGAGTCCGTCGAAAAAGCAGTACCTATTCCTCTTGAGCCTCCTTTGGAAGACCCTGATGAATTCCCTGCTGTTGCTCAGGTTATCGAAAATCCTGTGGCAGATTCCTCTGATACTACACTTTTTCAAGAGGAAAATAAACAAAATAAAGAAAATAGTGTAATCCAACAAAGAAAGCTTGACATCAATATGACTCAAGAAGACTTCACTAAATTGCTACAAGAAAAAACTGCGTGCGACGAAGCCGTCGCATCTTCTCTGTACGATGCGTGCAAGGAAGCATTGCGTGAAGGTAATCAGGAATATCTCAATCAAATTGCTGATAAGGAAAAGGCTCTCGCTGAAGCAGAAAATGCGAAGTCTGAATACGTTGCAAAGATTGAGGAGCTTGAAAGCCGAATCGCAGCTTTTGTCGCTGAAAAAGCAGAGGTTCAGGCTCAGGAACTCTTTAACTCTCGCATGGGAGCTATTGATGAAAAGTACGCCTTATCACCCGAAGAACGTGAGCTTATCGCTAAGAAGCTGAATTCTCTCGCTTCTGAAGAAGACTACTCTTCCCTTTTGGATGAGCTTGCTATCCTTTGGAAGTCTCGCACGGTTGTTCCTGCTGTGGAAGAGCCTGTCGTCGAGGACAAGGCTATTCTCGACGAAGCTAAGGCTTCCGTTGAAGAACAAGTACTTCCAAACAAGGCTACGGAAGAGCTTTCCTCTATGGAAAAGTTTAAGGCTCTTGCCTCTAAGGTAGAAATCCAACTTTCCTAATTTCCTATTTCGAGATAGAATATGGCTACACGTCTACAACCATTGAAAATCGTAGAAGAACACGATATCGTTCCTTTCTACGCACTTGGGCTGGATTACGCCAACGAATCATTTGCCGATTCCGGCACTGGTGACATTGGTGTTCTCGTTGCTATTGATAAGGCTGACCTTGACCAAGAAGAAGTTGTCAATATGGACACCGATTATCTTGGCAAGACTAAGCCCAAGCACCTCGGTACAAAGAACTTGTACCCTGTAAACCCTCTTCAGGTAAAGCCTGCTGTTAAGGGTGACGTTCTTTTGGGCGTAACCTCCTGGGGTACTGCTAAGTATGACGACAACGGCGAAAAGCTCCTTAACAAGCTTGACGTCGCTGCTGCTAACCACGTGCAGATTCCTGGTCGTTCCGTACCTATCGTAACTCGTGGATGGCTCTCCTTCAATATCAATGCTTTTGATGTTGCTGATGAAGCCGATCCTCAAATCGAAGTTAATGACAAGCTTACCCTCAGTGGTACAAAGGCTGGAAAGTGGGCAAAGGCTGTCGATGGTGATGAAGTCTACGGCATTGTTCGTGGCAAGGGCACTACCCAAGACGACGCTGCTCTTCCTTACTTCCTCGTGCAGTTCTGGGCTAAGTAATAAAAGTTAAAGTTCTAAAAGATGAATATTACTATTACTCATTCGCAAGAAGCCTGTGAACTCGTAAAAGCTTTGGCTTCTACCGACAAGGAAACTCGTTACAACGCTCAGGTAGCTATCGCCGATATCATCGGACCAGTTCTCGAAAAGCAGAACGACCAAGCTCCTATTCTTTGCAACCTGTTCCGCCTTCAAACGTTCTCCGACGGTTCTAATCCTACGATTCCTCTGGATGCTTATCGTGAAATCAGCGACAGCAACTACATCAAGTTGTGGCAATCCAACATCGCAGGTGGCGTTCCAACTAACGAAGTGTTCCCAAGCACGGCTGAATTCCATGTAGCTCTTTCCCACATCGAAACCGCTACGGAATTCCACAAGAAGCACATTGCTCAGGGCCTCATCGACGTTGTTGCTCGTTGCTTCGAATTCATGGGACAAGAACTCCTCGTCAAGGAAGAAACCGCTTGCGCCAACACTCTTATCGCTGCTTTGGCTGACGCTGAAACCAACGGTAAGAAGCACGTTATGCGTTCTAGCTTCAAGGGCCAGTTCACCTTGGATGACTTCGGCGCACTCCGTGTGTTCGCAAAGCGTCTCTATACTTCCTGGATTAACGGTACGCCTACTTCCGTTGGTAAGAAGGGCGTTACGGATTTGTTCATGGGTCCAGAACTCGTCAATTCTATCTTCAAGATGAGCTACAACGCTGTTAATACGCAGCCTGCTCCTATGGAAGGTGCTTTGAAGAACGGTCTGCTCGCTCCAGAAGATATTCGTCGTCAACTCTACGCTGCTTCTGGTGACTTCTCCCTCCTCGGTATTCACATCCATGAATACAACGAATTCGGCATCGGCCAACGCTATAACGAACTCTTCGCTAAGCTTGCTGGTGAAACTGAATACGATGGAGCTAAGTTCGACAAGTCCGCTGAACAAATTATCCTCGGCATCGACTCTTCCGTCGATTCCCTCTATCGCTTCTCGACTGTTTCTGACGACGGCCGCACGATTCAGTTCCAACCAGACGACTCCTACACGATTCGCTCTGGTAAGATCGGTTGGTACGGTGGTAAGGACGTGGGCCACATTGTCCTTGATGACCGTGCGCTCTCCGCTATCATTGTCTAAGACACTAACTAAGAAGAATTCCTTCAAGGAGGCTCTGAAAAGAGCCTCCTTTTTTTTTGCAAAAAGTGTAACTCCTTTCAGAGGGTTGTGCATCCCTCTTTGATAAATTGTTGTGTTTGGTTGTTGGCGAGGGCAAGCCGTGAGGTTTGTCCTCGCTTTTCCGTCTTCCGTGTAATTATTACCGTGGGTATACTCTCTGATGCACAAAATGAAGCGGTAAAAACTGGCTTGCTCGCTCTACATGAAGAGTTGGCTAGAGATATTACGGTTTTTATGGCTGATAAGGTTACCTATCTCTCGACGGACGCTCACTACTCTGGCGTGTATCGCCGTTCTTTGGCCCAGAAACAAGTCAAATTCAGCGAAAAAGTCGTTAAGGCTAGAGTTTACTACAGCAACACGGAACTCAACGATTTCAGCGTTCTAAGCGCAAATTTGGACCTCAAAATTGAATCAGGTAAGTGCGTTATCCGTGTTCTGGACGATGGCTACGAATTCCTTAAGGAGGCTAAGGAAGTCGTCGTTGATGGTAAGAAAATGACCATTGAATCCGCCTCTAAGCCTGTGGGTAATGGGGTTTTTAACCAACTTTTCTGGGACTTTGTCCTTCAACCTATAACCGAGGAAGTATAATAGCAGGAGGAGAGATGCAACTTTATCTTAGGATAGACTTCGCTAAGAGAAAATACAGAGATAGAATGACTGAATACTTTGAAGGAACTGTTAATAGGTATTCAGAACTAACAGCTCAGAAAGTGGACAAACTCGCTAGAAAAATTTTCTCTGAAGAAAAGAAAAAATTCATGAAGGAATTTAGAGAAAGCCCTATAACGAAGGAGATCAAAGATAGAGAAGTAACTTATTCAAACAGAATGGGAATTTTCCCAGAAACCAGCGCAGAACACAGAGGAAACCTTCGCACTCTTATAGGCTTTAAAAGCTCTGAACAATCTGGGATAAACGAAGTCATCAGAACGCTTAGTAAAAACTGTCGCCTTAAAGTAACAAAGTCAAAGTCGGGAAAAAAGTATCATGTTTACTTTCCTTCTGAAGACAAGTTGAGAGAGCTGACTCCTTATCCGTGGGCATCAAATGCAAGACCTGCAGGAAGTAGTTGGATGTACGACATAGAAGAACGTGGCATCTGTGGATTCACATACTACCTTTATGACAAGGATAGGGATTTTAAGAATCATAGTCGTTCTGGTCGAGCAATTCAAACTAAAAAACAACTAAGAACAGACGGCAGAGCAGACGACACCACAGAAAAAACTTATTTCCCCACGATGTACGAAAATTTCCAAAATAGAGTCCTAAATCGTTTCAAGGCAGAAATTTTTGACAAAATAGGCAGAAACGGCGAATTCCTAGAAGTTGGTAAATATATTATCGAATGAAGCTTCAATTTCTTCACAAGTTTTCTAATTCTTTCTTAATGTGGTTCGAGCATTTTCTCGATACCCAAGGAGAAGACTTTGAAACAAAAGAGGTAACTTTTAAGTACATCGGGGAATCAGAATTCTTGGATGGCTATGAAGTCTGGCAATCTGGGTGTGAGCAGTTAGTCTGTGATAGCTCGGTGAAAAAGGCTGTTACCCCCACAACCACCACGGTTGATGGGCGAGAATTTTTAGTGCAATTTGAAGGCGGTAACCTGCTAAGCCCCAAGGATGAAACCGTCGAGCCTGTCGAAGAAATTACCCTCGAATGTTCCCCTAAGGAATTTACCGTCCTATTCTCCGAAATGAGCAACGGCCAAATTATCGAAAACGCCGTTGAAGAAGCTATGGAGAAGAAGGCTAAAAACCCTAATATTCACCTAAGACCGATGGTTGTTCTTTGCGTGGATAATATGAAAAACGACGCTTTCTCCCTCGGTGGTATGGTTACCACCACGATTTATGCTAAGGCGGTTGTTTTCACTGAGGAGCAATACTTGCTCGACGGTATTATCTCGGTCTTCTTGGATTCTAAGGAGGAAGCCTTCGCTATGCTTACCCCTGAAGAATACCCTCTCAATGAGCTTGGCGTGATGAAGGAAGCCTACCGTGAGTCTGGCTACGACTACTTCAACCTCTCTGAAACCAACATCCGCAAGCGCAAAACCACTTTCTACATCGACAAGGTCTATTGCTACAAAGCCAACGACAAAATCTCTCGTTCTGAAACCGCAGGTCTGCGCTTTGGCTTTATCGACTTTGAAATCGGTTGCGACCGCTACCGCAAATCTGACGACGACTAACCTACTTTTATGAGCATCTTAATTGACCCTACGACAAATTCCACAGATGGACACGCTGACGGACATCTTGATGGGCATAGCGATTCTACTACAGATGAAATCATCTACGACTACACTGGCACGTCTAACAAAGCTCTAGCACGTGATGGTAAAGTGTACAATCCGTTGGCTCGTATTGTCCACGGATTTGAGGGGTTTGAGAATTTTGGCTCGTCCGATACTGGAACAGTAGGAGGAGGCAGTTCTTCTAACTACGTAACCATTGATGGTGACCAAGTTATCACTGGCCAAAAGTCTTTTACAGCGAACTCTGTTTTCAGAAAAACAGCGTCGTTTAATGCTATTACCGCAAAGGCTATTGAGTCCGATGCTATAACTCTTACTGACACTACGCCGTCGGCAGATAACTCGGTTGTCTGCAAAGAGTGGGTAGTAAACAACTACGCTACCATAGACTCGGTAACTGGTAAATTTGTAGAGATAAATGGCACGCAAACCATTCTCGGCAACAAGACATTCCAGTATGGAACATACTTCAAGAGTGGAGTTAGCGTAGAGGGTAACGGTTCTTTTTCTGTTAGGACTTCTAGTACTATCGACTTAAATTCAGAAAATACAATTAACCTATCCAATATCTATGGCAAAATTTATATTAACCCTGATGGCCATAATAACGGTGGCTACGATGATGCAACAGCAACTAACCTAACATTTCTAGCTAGCAATGGGTCTGCTAGGTTTTCGATGCTAAGCCGTGGAAATGAAGGTGGTGGTATTTACTTCAATTCTAAGGGTAATTTCTGGGAAGACGACATGAGCGGAGAAGACGACGGCCACGGAGTTTTTCTCAATAAGCATGGGTTGCGGCTAATGGAGCAAACTTCTCCTTATACCGACGACTACGCCGTAAACGCTCGCTATGTAAAAAACAACTTTATAGACCTTACTAGTGGCCAAACTATCTCTGGCGCAAAGCTAGTCCCGACACCCACGGTAAGCACCCAAATTGCTAACAAGCAGTACGTTGATGACGCTATCCCTGCTGGTACTGTGGTGTGGTACGCAGGGACGACTTGCCCTGATGGGTGGATTGAATGTAACGGCACGGAGCTTAGCAAAACGACCTACAGCCGTTTGTATGCTGCTATTGGTACGACGTATGGCGAAGGTACTGGTACTTTCAAAGTTCCAAACCTCGTAACTGATGGTCGCTTTATACGAAGTCGTACGGCTAGTGTATCCGTTGGCACGAAGCAAGCGTGGGCTATGAAGGCTTATTCGCAATACTTAGGTTGCTATACTTCAAGTCTAACATCCACATCATCATTAGTTTACTACGATAAAGACTGGGGAAACAAAGCTTCTCTGGTGAGTACAAGCGATACTGCGAGAGAACGTCAGTTTTCCCTAAATATGGCTAAAGCTTTCAATACCGCTAGTGAAATTCGCCCAGTCAACATATCCATGATGGCCATTATCAAATACTGACGCTAGTACTTAATGATAGCCATAAACGAAATATTCTTAGGCCTAATTTCGTTCGCAGAATTGAAGCTCTTTGAGATATCAAAGGTTATACATCGTTGACGCACAGTACTTGTCGTAGAAGTTGTCGAAGGCGCAGTAGCCTGACTCGAGGTTGGATAAAAGAGAGCCGAGGTCGATGTATTTGACGACAAAAACCACCCCACGTACTGGGAATATGACTTCATTGCGTAGTCCTGCTTCGTGCCAACGGATACACTATCCGCTGTCACACTTCGTAATCCGTGTAATATCAGTAAGATGACTAATCCCAACAATACCCCCGAATCAAAAACCGACGATGCCATTCAAAAACGCCGAGAGCTAGAAGCCTTGTTTGGCATCCAAGCGACCAACCCCTTTGGCACGACAGACTACGCCATTCTGGAAGAAAATCTCGCCAAGATGACGTACGACCAACTCGTCAAGCTAGCCATTAAGCTCAACGTAGGCACACGCCAATCGCCTGCACGCATTATTGAAAAAATCAAAAAAGAATTTCTTGCCCAATTTGGCCAGAACGCATCGCTGGGAGACAACACTGGGGTAAACACCTACCTCCAGGGTCGTTCCCAGAAAGACCTAGAGGAAATCCAGGACATGATGCACATCAACCAAAAAAGCAAATACCTAGATAGGTAACAAACAAAAATGACAGACGACGAAGAAATTTCTCAAAGCCCCGAAGTAGACCCCGAAACTGCGGAAAACCCAGAAGCCACGGAAAACCAAGAAAGCACGGAAAATCAAGAAGTTGACACCACTACGGATGATATTTCCGCCGATACTACTACTGATACTGCTCCCAAGTCCGTCTACGACGCTATTGCTGAGGAAATTTACGTCGAACTGGACGACGACTCGCTCGACCTCGCCCGAATTTCCCTCTGGGTTGAGTATAACGTAGCTCCCCTGAGCATTTTGCTCTATGAGCCTATAACAGAAGCCGACATCGAGGAAAACCCCCTCCTAAAGGCAATTCTGAAGGCTATGTATAGTTGCAAGTACTACACGTCGTTAATTACTAAAGCCCTGGAATCGTCCGTATCCTCGGACGGCAAGTCCGCAGCTGTCCTCTCCCTTAAGGACGGTACGTCGTCTGTCACCTTTCAAAACCGTAACGAAGTCGCTAAGTCTTACCGTGCTATGCTTAACTTGGCTAAGCAGTACGTCGATGATTTGGTTAATGCGTACAAGTTGCAAAAAGCTCACCCTCGGCAGGTTATCCAAGTTCCGCCTTATCCGCCTGAGCTGATTAACTTCTCTCGCAACGATTAACAAAACCAACGCCCTCTAACAGAAATCCCCTTCCCCAATACTCTTGAGGAAGGGGTTCTTCTTATTCCCGTGCTTGATATATACTCCTTTCAAAGAGTAATTACTATATACCACAAAAACCCACGGTTATCAACAAAATTCTTACGGCTTAACGGTTATCTTGCAGTTTAACGGTTTTTAACACGAAACTCGACTAAAAGCCGTGTTTCTCGCCAAATTCTGCTACTTAAGGCACAAAAAAACTCTCGCTCGGCCACCCCACAAGCCGAACGAGAGCATTTTTTTCCACCGCAAAGAGAAGAGAGCGAATGCTATGCGGTGTACGAACTGCAGACCCTACCTTTCATGCAGTTCTGTCTATATTTACACTTTTTTAGAGGGTGGGGTTTTGGTTTTTATGAATTTGCTTTTTTTAGTCGTCGTCGGTGAGGCGCATTTCTTCCTGATACCAGACTACGCCACAAGCGCAGGGAAGTCTGGAATAAGTAGCTTTTAGAATTCCTGCTTCAACGTCTTCTCTTAGTTGTTTCAGGGAGTATGGCCCACCATCTTTACTACGCTGAATGGTGTTTTTACCTCCAGAGGCTTCGACGTAGTGACTTTCTTTTTCTTCGTAGTAGGCGAAGACTTCGGGCTTTTCTTTGAGCAGCCATGCCCAGTGACCTTTTGATGCTTGGAAGCACGCTCCATTACAGTTGGCGTGATTTGCTCCCACTTTGTACAAGTCGCTTTCTTCAATACCGTATTGCTTGAGCCATTCTCGAATTCTACATACTGGCGTGTAGGGTTTGTCTGCCAGTGGAAACCACAGATTGTACTTGCGGTATTGCCCTCTCTTTTGCATCTTGAGCATTTTTTCGATACGATGCTCTTCTTCGATGTTAAACCCAATGACAATATCTGCGCCTTCGGGAATGTAGTTTTTGATAAATTCCTTGAGCGGTTTTTTCTTTAATTCTCCACTGCAAAGTGGGAATTTCCAGTTAGGCAAGAAATTATACTTAGCGCATATATCCCAAGGGGTTAGATACGCCCCCCCCCGAGTTAGCTCGGACTAACTTTAGTTCGGCTCCCAAGGCATTTGCGCCTTGTAGAATGAATCTGTATGTTCCGTCGGATTCTACGCCTACGTCGGCGAAGAGGAGAAGCACGTTTTCTGGTCCATACTTGTCCACGGCGAGCTTTGCAGCTCCCCAACTCATCAAACCTCCTGAATACTGGACGCACGCCTTGATGTGCGCCCATCTGTCGCTCTTTAGCATTTTGGTGGGGTGTTAAATTAGTGGTTACAGACTAATTTCTGGAAACGAAATTTCGTCTAGTTGTTCTGCAGTAGTGCAAGCCCAGATTTTGTCTTCTAGGGCTTGTTGAATACCAATTACCTTGGCACTACCTAGTGAGTAGAGTTGTGCTTTGCGCATGATTTTCTCTACTAGTGTTTCTAGGCTGATGCCTCGGGCTTCGGCAAGATTTCTAACGAATTCTGCGTTGGCGTCTTGGCTATTGATGTCTTCGGTGAGGGCAATAGCACCTGCTTTTTGGATGTCCCACGTTTGAATTTCACTCTGTGAGCAATCCGTCTTGTAGGCATTGAGCAATTCATCTGCCATGCCTCGAATTTCTGCCAACTTTCTTTCTCGTGCGTTCTCGAATGGGAGTACCCACTCGTCTAGCTCGGCGTCGTAGACTGTATCCCAGTCCAGGCGTTGCTTAATAGTATATCCCTTGGGGATATCTTCTCCAAAAGTTCTAATATCTTCTTCTGAGCCGTCTTTGGTCGAGTAAATCTTTACTGTGCGGTAGTCGGGCCAAATCCCCCACTTGTCTCCTAACCAGGCGTATTGTTGGTGCTCGCCTGGCTCTATCCCTGTACTCTCAAACGGTGAAATCTCCGTGGCAAACTCTGGGATTAAATAAACCCCTGGCTCCAACGGACTTTCTTGTGGCTCGGATACTCCTAAATACTCTTTTGTGTCTGGGTGATAATGGTATACAATCATTTGTCAAAAAAAATTACACGAAAGCTTGACTCATATCAATCAAAATGATAAAATACCCACGTCTTCAAGAAAGACATCATTCAATATTCAAGTGTGACATAATGCTCCTCTCAAGTTGCGAAACTGCATGAGGATTTCCTTGGCAAGTTCAACGAAGCTATACCAGCCAAAGGAACTGCATGAGGTTCTCTCACACACAAAGAATGATGCTTTCACTTAAATTTTCCTTAAACGACGACTGATTCATAGATGATGATTGTGGCCCCCTCCTGCTGAGAAGCGTCGAGGGGGTTTTTCTTTAAAAAACTTGTTGACTACTGCAATGCCCTATAGTAAAGTTCCTTCATCAAGGATTGTTTTAGCGGAACAAATTCCCTGATTTGGTCTTAAGGGTCTAGTCGAGCCTCTGTGTTTTTTCATGGAGGCTCGGCTTTTTTGTTGACAACAACCTCAAAGAATGCAATTCTGCACGCAGATGAGCGACATCCACCGCACATACAAGTTCCGACTTTATCCAACAGCCGAGCAAGAGCGATTCTTTGCAAAGCAGTTTGGGTGCGTGCGGTATGTCTACAACTACTATCTAGACCGAAGCATTAAGCAGTACGAAGCCACTAAAAAGAAGGATAGTTGCTTTGAGCAAATAAATGACTTAGTGAAGCTTAAGCGTACGGAGGAATACAGTTTCTTGAAAGAAGCTATTGCCCAGTCGCTACAAGTGTCTTTGCAAAACCTCGACGCTGCTTACAAAAACTTTTTTGCTAAAAGAGCTAGGCTTCCTCGCTTTAAGTCCAAGAAAGAGAAGAATTCGTTCTCTATCCCTCAAAAAACTTCTATCAAAGACGGAAAGCTGTACATTCAGAAACTCAAAAGCGGAATCCCTATACGCTTGCATAGAGAAATCAAAGGCAAGATAGGAAGCGTCACCATCTCGAAAACGCCAACAGGCAAGTACTATGCTTCCATTCTCACAAAGGAAGAATACGAGCCATTGCCAAAAACTGGCAAGTCTGTTGGCATTGACATGGGCTTAAAAGAGCTTGTGACAACTTCCGAAGGCGAAGTGTTCGCCAACGGTAAATTCACCAAGCGGTACGAGCGAAAACTCGCTTCTGCACAAAAGCATCTTGCTAGAAAGCAAAAGGGTAGCCATGGGTTTGAGAAACAAAAACTCAAGGTCGCTCGCATTCACAAGAAGCTTGCCAACTGCAGAAGAGACTACCTGCACAAATGCTCGCATTTGCTAGTTAAAAACTACGACGTCATTTGCATTGAAGACCTCAATGTGAAAGGCATGGTACGCAACCGTAGACTCGCAAAGTCAATCATTGACGCAAGTTGGGGAGCATTTGCAGACATGCTCTCCTACAAGGCTCAATGGAATGATAAGCAGGTAGTCAAAGTGGACAGGTTTTTCCCTTCCTCTCAAACCTGTAACGTTTGTGGCTTCCGTAACGCTAAAGTCAAAAACCTAAAGGTGCGAGAATGGGAATGTCCAGAGTGCCACACGCACCACGATAGAGACGTCAACGCCGCTATCAACATCCTCAAGCTAGGGACAAGTAGCTTATCGGCAGGAACTGTCGATTACACCGATGGAGAGAGCACAAAACCTTGTTCTTTAACAAGAAAGTCTTCTACGAAGTCGGAAGCCCTCAATTTTTCTCAATGAAAGGGCGGTTCATGTCGTTGACTTCATGGAATAGATTCCCCGATGAGAGTTTTTGCGGAATTTCTCTCATCGGGGCATTTTTTTGTTGCTAGCTGTGAAAAATGTGTTATAAGAGTAGTGTCTTCCGCTGAGTGGCGGATAAGATGCTTTTATCATAACCTCCGTCCTCGATAGCTTCGGTTCGTTGTTCAAGTTATCGGGGGCGGCTTTTTTATTCCATGGAGTTTACTTTCATAGACCTTTTCGCTGGAATCGGTGGCTTTAGGCTTGCCGCTGAATCATTAAACGGTAAGTGCGTCTTTTCCTCGGAAATTGACCCTGCCGCTCGGAAAACTTACTCTTTTAACTTCGGTGACTTACCAAGCGGTGATATTACCCTTGAAGAAACTAAGTCTCTTGTACCTGAAAATTTTGACTGCCTTTTCGGCGGTTTTCCTTGCCAACCTTTCTCTGTAGCAGGTTATAGAAAAGGCTTCGAGGATACTCGTGGCACGCTGTTCTATGATATAGCTGAGATTGTTGCCCAGCATTTGCCCAAAGTTGTTTTCCTGGAAAATGTCAAGAATCTTAAGTCTCACGATAACGGCCGTACTTTCGCCACTATCGAAGCTACCCTCCAAAATCTGGGATATGAAGTCTTTAACGCTGTCCTTAACGCCAAGGACTACGCTAATATCCCACAAAACCGTGAGAGAATTTTCATAGTCGCCTTCAATAAATCTAAAGTGCCTAACTACTCGGAATTCTCGTTCCCTAGCAAGAAGCCTCTTACTTCTTCGGCAAAAGATTTTATCGGCTATTCTAATGACCCTCGGTTCGTCTATACCCCCAAGATGTCTCATTACGACGAACTCGTCGCTGAAATAACCGATGAATCTGGTATGTACCAGTGGCGCAGAAAGTATGTCCGCAAGAATAAACATAACCTCTGCCCCACATTAACAGCTAATATGGGTACTGGTGGGCATAATGTCCCTCTTATTGTCCGTGGCGGTGTTATTAGAAAACTCACCCCTAGGGAGTGCCTTAATTTTCAAGGCTTTCCCCCAGGCTTTTCTTTCCCCGATATCTGCCTCTCTGCTCAGTATAAACAAGCAGGGAATTCCGTCGTCGTTCCTGTTGTCCAAGCCGTGATAAAAAAAATTCTTGACGTCCTCTTCCTACTGTAGTATAATTCCGCCGTTCTGGGACTCCTGGAATTAGAAGCGTAGTTTGATTCATACAAGATTGAGGTGTGGGTTCTTCGGAATCTGCACCTCTTTTGTTCTCGCCACTACATGAGGCTTCCGCTTAGACCAAATTCTGCACCTCTTTTGTTTTGCTAATACATAGACTTTCAGCTTGGCCCAAAATTTGTGTAATACTTTGCATACCGTATTTATGGTATAATTTGTGTTATCATGATATTTGTTCAAAGGAGCTGCCTGGGAAGGTTCGCTCCTTTTCTTTTGTATATTTTTTTTCGGCTTGGCCCAAAATTTTCTTGATTTGTTTTCTTCTATCTCTTATAATGCGCTCGTCTCCTTGGTCGGAGATAACGTCGAAACTGTGTATAGCATAACATCGTGGGCCTCAGCTGTCTTGCTCTGAGGTCCACTTTGCTTTTTGGGGATTCTTTCGCTTGGACCAAGATTTGCTCTGGGACTCACTTTGCTTTTTTGAGGGGTCCCCCAAATTTTTACTTTGCGCCTCGGCGCAGGGGTATAAAGGCACTAAAGTTTGTTAATACCTCCCCCTAACGCATTTCCATCACGCTCCTATCACGCATCCAACCTCCTGCGTGTTAAACGTGCGTTAACAACAAATTCCCAGATTTCGCGGCTTTGGAGCGCACGACCTCCTGCTGTTAGGCGTGTTTCATCATTTTCTGATATTTCGGCGGTTTTGGAGCGCACGACCTTCCGCTGTTAGACCGTTTTCCTATTCTTTCTTCTCTCTTTCCTCCACTTCCCCTCCTCTCCCCTCCTACCTCTCATACCTATCTTCTCTTCTCTTTCTTTCTTTTCTTTCTTTTTTATTTTCTTCTTTTTCTTCTTTCTTTTTTTGTTTGGTTGCTTAATGCAATGTCCTTTCGCATGGCTCTCGCTAGCCTAAATGATAATTTCCTGGAGGGTTAGGGAAAAATAGCCCCCCAGTCGATTTTGGCTGGGTAGCTGCTTACTCAAATTTGAGAAATAGGGGTGTTACCTGGCGTCACGTTGCCAGGGCGTCACGTTGCCAGGGCGTCACGTTGCCAGGGCGTCACGTTGCCAGGGCGTCACGTTGCCAGGGCGTCACGTTGCCAGGGCGTCACGTTG